TGGTTGTGACCGTTGCTGCTGCACCAGTACCGCTTCTTGCAAGTGGCTCAAACACGCTCGTCCCAGTCGTAGGAGTCTTCATCGGGCCACGGCGAATGGCGATGTAGATGTAGGTGGATGATGACGCCTCTATCCCGTTAACTATGTTAAATCCATTAGGCACTGGGGTGATTCGTGTTGTTCCAGAAAAAGCGGCGTCAGACAGGTTAGCAAAAAGATATTCTGATGTAGTAAATGACATACCCCTCATTACATCAATCATTGTCCAACTACCAGCGGCAGTTGTTTTTTTGTACATCACCCACTGAGGCTCGTATCCAAGGCTTACTGTTGCGTTTCCAGACCCGTCAGTCGTAAACGACCCACAAGAAATTACATTGTCGCTACCAGAATTCCCAAACCCACCAGCGTCGTGAGCGAATAGGTAGGCGACGTAGGTTTTATTTGAATTGTTTATTTCATCGTCTGCGCCAATGTAAAAATTGGTAGATGTAAACGCAGTAGAACCCCAAACAGTAGTGCTAGGTGTTGCAGCGTCTGTTGAATTTAGTTTTAAATATTGTGGATAGCCACTAGATGTTCCTGCGCTTCTATGATAAACAATCCAATTTGTAAGATTAGCAAAAGATCCTGTATAGGCTTTTACAATAATGCATCCGGGAACACTGCCAAGATTGTGTGAAATTGCTCTTTCTGACGCATTGTTTCCTGTCCAAGTAACTACATCAAAGAACTTCTCTGCTTGGCGAAATGTCCAAGAGACAAAAGTTTGTGCATTTTCGTTTACGTTTGCACTTCCATTTGTTCCAAGAGAATATCCGTTGGAATTAAATTGAGTTAGAGATGTTCCAACAGAAGAAGTGGATTGCGCGTCTGTTGTATTAGATTCAACCGAAAATGCTCTCCCCCTAACCGTGTCTATTAATTCATGATCGTCTGTTGTACTTCTAACTTTTGTCCAAACCAGCCCACCTTCACCAGCAAGGTCTATTCCGTTAGTTATGGTCTGTGTAGAGTTGTTACCCGTATAAAGGTAGGTGCTAAACACATCTTCAATATAAGGTGGTGTTGGAGTAACCGCTCCTGTCGGCGCACTATAAGCGCTAGGCCCGTAGGAGTTCTCTCCCCAGACCTTAAATGTGTATTCCGTACCGTTAGTCAGCCCTGAGACCGAAATAGGCGATGTAACGCTTGATGCTGTAATCTGGCCAGGATTAGACACTGCATAGTAATTAGTGATTGCTGATCCACCAGTGTTGCTAGGAGCAGTAAACGATACCGATGCAGACTGATTGCCAGCGGATGCGCCAGCTCCTGTCGGAGGATTTGCTACCTCTAACGGGTCATATCCTAGACGGATGTACCCGCCCTTTGCGTTACGGAAACTCATGGGAAATCCTTAGGCGTTGATTTCTTCCCAGCTTGCTGTCACCACAAGGTCGCTTGCCGTACCAGCGGTCGCACCAATCGACTCGTCCTCTTTTAGGTACAGAGCCGTGGTCTTGTCCATAACGATCAGCGTAGCATCGGCAGGAACCGATACCGTTGACACAATCGGAAATGCCGTACCGCCAAGAGCTGCGGCGCTATATTTGCTGATTGTGATATCAGCGGCGTTTGTTCCATCGACGTTAGCCACGGTAATCATGTTGATCTTGAATACCTTGCCGCTCGCTGCCGCGTTACTAACGATTGATGTAGCGTTAGTAGTCGTTAATGAAGTACTTGAATTGTTGCCGTAAATACCGGCGACGTTAACAATATTTGGGTTTGCCACGGTTTACTCCTTATAGCCCGAAAATTAGCGCGAATGCGATAGCCTGACCTTTAGACGCTCCGGTTGCCGCGGGGGTTGAAGACGTCCAAGTTGTTCCATCGCTAGTTAAGACATTTCCACTTGCTCCCGGAGCCACAAACTGCACCGCAGAGGTTCCGTTTCCAAGAATTACATTGTTTAGCGTCAGGGATGTCTGACCCGTTCCGCCGCCACCGACACCTAATGTTCCAAAACTCAAGGTTGCCGATCCGTTTGTTACGATCGTCTGACCGCTTGTTCCATCAGCCGTTGGATACTTTAAAGCTGCGGGGTTGTTAAAGAACAACTTCACCGTTCCTGATGCGTTTTCCGTGTACATCGACATATCGTTATCAGCGATATTCAATGCCAACTCACCTGCGGTCAGGTTCGATGCACTAGGTACCGTGGTCGCAGTAGTGCTGTGGTATAGCGAAATTGGGGTATAGCCGGCCTGTGCCATTAGAAGGTACCTCCTGAAATTCCTGTAGTTGCCACCAAGGTTCCGGTGGTGAGCGTGTTACTTGATGGATTGTAGGTAAGGTCTGTATCTACTTCCACCGCCTGGTTTCCTGTCGTTGCATCTACGAAAGCAGGATAGAAAGTTGCGTTTACGGATGTAGCCGTAACTGCGACATTTGCGGCATTCGTTGCCGTCCCTACTGTCACATTTGTTGGATCAGACCATTGTGGAGCCGTTCCGCTCGATGTCAGCAGGTATGTGCTTGATCCGATGCCTAACTTACTTAGAGCGGTTCCGGTCGAATAGTAGACAAGGTCGCCTGCCGTATAGGTCGATAGTCCCGTTCCGCCGTTTCCTGTGGCCACCGTACCGGTCAGGCTAATGTCAGGGGTAGAGCCGCCTGAGGAGGCTAAAGGAGCCGATGCCGTAACGCTTGAGACCCCTGCCGTGACCGTAGACCATTGGAAGGCGCTTCCTGTCCACTCAAGGTAGGTGTTCGATACCGAAGGCGCAGCGACAAACGATGTCGCCCCCGCACCCGTCTGATATGGGATCTGATTAGCCGTGCCGCCTGCGATATTGGTTGCGGTTGTGGCCGATCCGACCGTAACTCCTGATGGGTCTGACCATTGAGGCGCCGTGCCGTTTGAACTGAGCAGGAAGGTTGATGTGCCAATGCCTAGCTTCGATAAAGCCGTTCCTGCGGCGTAATAGACCAAGTCACCGGCGGTATATGAGGTCAACCCTGTTCCGCCAAGGCTTGTGACTACCGGGCTTGTAAGGCTAAATGTCGTTCCGGTCAGCGTCAGTCCGGTGCCTGCTGAGTAAACCTGAGAGGCAGAGAACTGAGTAAAGGTCAGGTTTGTGGTGCCGATGATCAGCGGGTTATTAGTGGTAAGAACATAAGATTCGCCCGCACCGGTTAGACCCTCTTGAACGAAGAAGTAGTCGCCCGCTCCAAGCCCTGATGTGCTATCAGGCTTATAAGTGTTCTCATTGGTTGCTCGAGTCAGTACCCACGGCGTAGACCCATCACCCACGGTTGTGACCGTATAGACGCCGTTGTGCGCCGCATTAGCCTGGTTATAGACCAACACGCGGTTCGTAGAAGACAGATTCACACCATCGATTTGGATGGCTGCGTTTGCCCCGGCATTTGTTAGGGTTGCCCCTACACCGGCATTTACTAACCCGCCGATCGTCAGTCCAGTACCGTTTGTCAGGGTCGTGAGTTCTGGCCCACTATATGACAGAGAAAGGGTGACCTGATTGGCCGCCGGCGCTGAGTAAACATAGTAGGCCGTGCCTGCCGTGATCCCGTTAGCCGTGGACGAAAAGACGATCTGATCGTTAATTGAAAGCCCCGGAGAAGACGAGAAGGTCAGCGTCTTGTTGCCGGTAATGTCTGTGACGGTGACCGAAGTCCCGCCCGGAGTGTAGGTTGCGTTTAGAGCTGTTGGGGTTTCAACCCGAACCGGGGTGTGAATCGTAATCCCTGAGGACACCGCATCGTCCACATACTGCTTCGTGGCTAGTTGCAGAGCCGCGGTCGGATTCTGCGTGACCGTGACCGATGTCAGCCCTGACGGGGTCAGACTATAAGACGGGTTGCCGCCGCTATTAACCAACACCCCCGTTCCTGAGGCTAAGAACGATGTAACCCCGGAAGATGTCTGATAGGGGATCGATCCTGCTGCGCCGCCGGCTAAGTTTGTGGCCGTGCTCACAGAAACTGATGCCGGGTCTGTCCAAACAGGCGCCGTACCGTTAGAGGTCAGGATGTAGGCATTTGTGCCGATAGCGAGCTTTGTGAAGGCATCGCCTGCGGCGTAATACACCATGTCGCCCGCGGTGTAAGACGACAGCCCTGTACCGCCGTTAGCCGTGATAAGGGTGCCTGCAAAGGTGATCGTCCCAGAGCTAGTAATCGGGCCACCACTTGTCGTTAAACCCGTAGTACCGCCTGAGACGCCTACCGATGTTACTCCGGTACCTGTGGTGATTGCACCCCAAGCGTTGTTTGCGTATCCCTCAAAGGTTCCGGTCTGACTGTTGTAACGGAACATTCCGTTAACCGGACTTCCTGACCGATCACCCGTAGTTCCAATCGGCACCGTGACCGAACTATTTCCAGGAAAAACCGGGTTGTTAGCAATCGACACAACCGGAGTGGTCGTTCCGTTTACTACACTAATCTGATTGGCGGTGCCTGAGACAGAGGTAACCGTGCCGTCACCATTGCCAAGAGTTGACCAAGTGCCGTTCTGATAGCCCTCGTAACGATTGGTTGTGGTGTTATAACGGATCTGACCATTAGAGCCGCCTGGACGCTCTCCTGTCGTTCCTAAAGGCAATTTCATCGCCCCGGTGCCCGGAATCACAGGGTCAGTAGCAATACTGATCGTTGGGTTGCCCGGACCTGTGCCATCGGTTACATCAATCTCATTAACCGTGCCTTGGATCTCTACTGAGGTGACTGAACTGCCACCAACGATGCCCAAAATGCCGGTTCCGGCAAGCCCCGCCAAAGCCCCTACGGTGCCGTCTAAGCCGATTGTCGGGTTTCCTGAGTCACCGTTGCCGTTCGTTACAGAAACGCCCGTGCCGCCCACAATAGTGCGTCCAACAAGGTCTCCTGAGCCGTTTTTGGCCTGTAGACCCTGAGTTGAGTTCACAAGGCTTGCTACCGACCCCGTAAAACTGATCTGAAGAGCTCCTTGAGCACCGCCATCGGTCAGGGTCAGCCCTGAACTAACGGACAGAGAACGGCTATTTGAGAGCGTTGGCTCCTGATTTAGAGTTAAAAAGGTCTGAGTCTGACTAGGAGATGCCGCAATAGCCGCAGTCGTTGTCTGTACCGTCTGACCGTTTTGGACGATAGGAACCGCTTCGGTGCCTGTAATAGCGCCGGCTTGCGGTAATTGGGTAATGGTGACTTGGGCTGATGGCATTATTCGCTCGGACTAATTACGTCAAGGTTTCCATTGGTTTCCGGATCGTCCTGATTTCCTTGTGTGGAGATCAAGAACTGACCATAACCCCCTGTTTGGAGTGCAGGTTGCACATTAGCAACACTCACATCCGGCCTCGGAAAGCGAAGATTGATCCTCTCCGTCTTCCTTGCGGGTAATCTATAAGGGTCGAACTCATCCTTGCAACCCTGATCGCAAACCCGCAAACCGGGAAAGTTAGGATCAGGGCCAAGGTTTACATAGGCTCGCTTCATCTTGCATCGATCGCATACCGCAATCGCTACTGAAGTTAAGCCTGTGGTGTCAAGAAAACGCGGCATTATCGGGTGTAGACCGCAATGTTAGGCGCATAGTAGATAGGCGACTTGTCGCGCTCTTCCTGCTCAGCCTCATAGATGTACCGATCGGCCATCTTTTCTAGGTAAGCAATGCGATCAGGAGCCACATTAGGCATCTCAAGCGCCATCCGGTGGGCAAGCATGAAGATTGTGGCCTCATACCATCTTTGAGGCACCTCTAGCTCATTGGTCAAAGCCCCGACATCCATGATCTGACGGGAATACCACACCGTCATCTGAATAAACGGGTCAGAAGGCACCGGCCAAAGGTACATAGTCGGCTGAGGGATCGTTCTATCGAACCAAAACTGATATGGCTGGTTAGCCGTGAAGTTCTGATTGGGCAGATTTGTGTAGTCATCCCGGTTTAAGCGGGACATTTGGATCAGACGGGCGTTATTTCCGACATAAAACTCCCGCAAAGCTAGCGTTGTGCCGTTATAAGCCCGGATTCGGTAGTACTCAACATTCTGACCGGGGTCAACATCAGTCCAAACCCACTCATTGTCGGTGACGGCTATCGTCCCCAAGTCCTCAAGCGTGTTCCAGGTGCTGCCGTCAGTCGAATACTCAAGAATGATAGACCAAGTAGCACTACCGCCGCCTGAAATGTAAGGCAGAAAACCAATGGAGCCAGCATAAATTGGGTTATCGGTACCGTAATAAACGGAGATGTTTCCGTTCGCTGAGGATTGCTGACAATAAGTGTCAATGTCGGAGTCTGCGACGAAGCCAACTGTACCTCCTGCGCTAGTAGCATAGTCCCCAACCGGTCGATTCATCGTCCGATAGAGCACATTCAGGGCATCTATAGCACCAATCGGTAGCTTATAAATGTATTGATTAGCCTTTAGACCAATGACCTTCTTATTGATCGCCCAATAATTGATGCCTTTGTTGGCAAGGGCAGATAAAGCAAAAAATAACGACTCTCGAGCAGAGATGATCTGCTCAGAGGTCAGTTCTTCAGCAAGTTTCCCGCTCCGTCTTGCCGCATGATCGATCATCGTTTGAACATTGATGACCGTGGTTCCTACGGTTCCTGAATAGGCCATTTACCACCCCGGACAGTTCCAACGCTTCATAGATGCGCGGGCACGACTTCCCCGCTCGCTTTTGGTAGCAATCGCACCCATACGAGCACAGAATGAATCCCGGCGTTTACCGCCCTGTGGCTGAGGCGCTTTTAGATCGCTACCGGTCTCCCGGTTGTACTTAGCCCGACCTTTAGCAGTTAGCCCAGCACCTTTCGATACGGGGAGCTTTTCTCCGCGGCCAACGGCTAAGTTCACATCCTTCTTGGAGGTAGCCATTTTACCAATCGCACTTTCTGCCTTTGGAGGCCGTCTTTACCACGGTAGTCTTGCCGCCCTTTTTCATTCCGGGTGGAGTACTTGGTACTGGGGCGGATGCCATTGGTTGCCCTGCTTTTGGCGCTAGACCACTACCCGGACCCATGTCGGTAATTGGAGCCTTTCCGGGTGGCAACATATCCCCACCAGTGCGCGGACCTGCTTTAGCAAGGTTAAAAGCATCCCTTGCTTTTTCAACTGCGTTTTTATAATTTGACATAACAGACTCTTTTGCTGCACGCCGTTGAGCAATATCTTGCATTTGACGAACTGGCTGCATAGCAGTTCGTCTAGCAACTTGTGCGGCTTCTCGTTGTTGATTAAAAATTTGACGAGGAGTCAAGTCTGGCCCAGCGCGTAACGGGCTTTTTACATCTGGAGCAATTGGGGTCATCAATTTAAAGTCGTCACCCATAGGATTCATAGCCATTTAAAACACCCCTTTCTTAATTTTTCCGCCTGATTTTTTTGCAGGCTTTGAGTCAGGCAATTTTGCATAAGACTTCTTGCCGACATTCATTTCAGTAAACTCAGCCGCCACAGAAGGCTTAATACCAACCTTCTTAGCAAACTTAGGGTTGTATTCAGCCGCTTTCATTAGCCGAAACTGAGATTTTGACTTGGCTGGCATCATGCCACCTGCTGTAAGGTTGCGATGACCGATGGAATCGCAGGATGCGTAGCCGTCGAAGACTGTGCAGAAAGGGTTACCAAAGTTGATGATGGCAACCAATAAATTTCAACGTAATCGTTTGAATTTAAGTCAAAGAAAATGTTCCATGCGGCTACGGCATAACCATAAATGTTTGCTGTTTTTCGAGCAGGAACAGTAATAGCAGTAGCTGAACTAGGCACATCCGTACCATTTACCTTGAACCAAATGACCGTCTCATGTTGGGTATTGTCAGTATTTTTAAGTTGAGCGCTAAATTGCAGGTCATAAATACCGGTATTTGGAACGGTAAATTGGGTGCCGCCAACCAATGTAATGGTGTCGACAACATCCTGCGTATTAAACGTCATGACCGTTCCGGCAGAAATATTGCCGGTCTGACTAGTTGAATCGCTCCATTGGCCGTAAGACCTGTTGTAAGCGTCAATATCAGCTACTGTGGTCTTTTTGTTATTGCCGCTCTGAACAATAGGCACTAACTCCGTGCCATCTAATGGTAGCGAAGCCGCGGTCATTGCTGAGATCTTGGTATCTGCCATTTTTTACTCCAACTCAATCTTGTCGCTGTTTTCCTGAAGGACATAGCCTGTGCTTTCCATCAGGATGTAATAGGGTCCTGCGGCTACCGGCCCTCGAACAATCACCGATTGGCCTCCAACATCATTGCCGTATCCGTTATGAGCGTCAGCAACCGTACCTGAGGCTTGCCCAGGGAAGGTATTAGCGAAATTCGCTACTTCTTCAAAGCCAACGCCGCCGGCCATTACGCAATGCCTGCTTGAATCAGTTTCAAGGTAGCGGTGCCGGTTCCCGAATTCATGGTCACCCGGATAGCCGTTACTGGGAAAGCATAGTTTCCGTCAGCGTTTGCAATCTGAGCGGCTACTGTTGGATGCGGAAACCAAGTGGTAAACCCAACCGCTGGATCGTCAAAAGTATGCTGAACGGTGTAATCGACAGTTCCGCTTTTCACCACGCCAAAGCCAACATTGAAAGGGGTGGCGTTCAGGTTCATCACGATCGGATCGCTTGAGCCCACTCCGGTTTGGCTTACAGTCTGCAATTTCATCTTTTATTCCTCACTAAAAAGCAGGGGCCGAAGCCCCTACCTTGTTTAGCACGAACCACCGTACCGCATTTTCTTTCCGTACTTGCTATAGACCTCAACATCCTTGGTCTTAGCAGCCTTCATTGCAGGGGCGTTTTCCTTATCAAATACCTTAGTCAAACGCTTCTCTGCCGGGGTCATTACTGACCCACCCTTTTTGAAGGTTCCGGAGAGTTCAGTAATGCTTACGGACGCAGACGGCTTCTTACGACCCTGAGGCATCTTTTCAGCCTTACCAGAATCGTTCACCGACCCGCCCTCAGCATACTTTTTTGCGGCACCGCCTTTCTTGTAGCCACCGCCGTTGCCGAGCTTCACGCCACCGGTTTTTGCAGGCGAATGATCGGGCTTGGTCGTGACCATCTTGGTGTTTTTGTATTCACCAGCGTCTTTCGACCCTTCCTTCTCCGTGATGATCCCGCCGGCCTTATAGCCGCCCTGACCCATCACTACGCCACCGGTCTTGTAACCGCCTTGACCCTTCACAACGCCGCCTGTCTTCAGACCCTTGTGAGCCTTGGAAGCAGGCTTGTCGGCGTGCTCTTTCAGCTTCTCAGCGGTCTTAGCCATTTTCTTCATCTCGGCTGCGTGTTCAGCCTTGGTCTCACCGCCTTTTTTCATGACTTGTGCTGCCGAACCAACGGGAGCAGCGGGAGCCGCACCTGAAGGACGATTACGCATCATGCGGCGACGAGCGGCCAAAGAAGGACGCATAGGAGCGGCACCACCCATGGTATCCCCTGCCATCGACATTGCTGCCGGGGCAGGAGAAGCCGTGGAAGCCAAAGCCCCGCCCGACTGCATCTTCTTCTCAACCTTCCCGCCCTTTTTGAGTTTTAACTCAACGGTGGGCTCCGTGGTCATCATTTTGACCATTGGCTTGAACTGACCCATGATTAACGCTCCTTCGCAACGAAGATGTAGTCAACCGTCATGGTTTTCGCTACGGCTTCGCCGTTCTGAAGCGCAAACGAAATGGTCATGTCTTCGTCATCAGGCAGGTTGGTGGTAACCGAAGCACCGCCAAGAACGCCGTTTACGAAGTACTGAACCTGCGAATCGCCGTCATAGAAGAAACCAAGACGGATAAACGTGTCATCAACCATTGTTGCTACAGAAGATGCGGTGGTTGCCGTGTTGTTCTTCTCAACCAACAGGTTAACCGTAGCGGCACCGTCAGCCTTGATAAAGAACACGCCATCCGACACATCAAGCGGGGTTGTGTCAGTAATTTGAAGACCCATTACCAAGTCAGACTGAGTTGCATCATTGACCTTGAAGCGAGCTTCAAAGAACAACTTTTTGCCAGAAGCAAAGCGGAATGACTCGCCTTTTTTCTGGATAGCAACAAGATCATTGTCTGCCGCGGTATTGGTGATTAAAAGCAGACCGCCATCACCGTCTGTAAGTGCCTGTGTAGCACCCGCATCAGTCTCAGTTACTGTCCAATCTCCGGCCGTGTAATAGTCGAAGTCTTCCATGTAACTGTGAAACAGAGTCGGGGCTGGCATTCCCAGATCAGCAAATAGCGAATCCTCTCCCACGTTGGTCACGCCATTGGGGAAACGAGTTACTAGATTTGCCATTGCATTCTCCTAGAGAGAGGGGGGCACAAGGCCCCCATCCATTAGACGCCAGGTGTACCGTACATAGCACGGGGATCGGTGAAGCCGAGGTCATAACGCTCAGTTGCCTTGTACCGCATTGTGTCGGTCTCAAAGTCACCTTCCATGGTCTTCTCAAGACCACGACGCATCATGAGCTTCATGCCTTCCGGAGCATCCGTCTGAACCCACCAAGCCGTTGCAGAGGTCAGACGCGACAGAACAGCAGCACCCTCGTCGAGCAGTCCAATGGACTTGATCGGGTTGATGTCGTTGTTTGCGTTGCCTGCACGGAGCACGGACTTCAGCAGAACTTCAGCTTGGAAGACATTGCCAGGAGCCACGACCAACTGACGGGGCACCAAACGGATCTTCTTGCCGTTGTTGTCTACTGCCTGACGGATCTGAATGAGCATCTGCTCAAGCGAGGTCTGCGACAGGTTTGCAGGGGTTGTCAGCAGGTTGCTGAATGTACCGTTTACAATCGGATGCGAAGCGGAGTTCAGTTGAACGCCATCGCCACCAGGGTAAGCGGAGTTAAACGCACGGTTAAGAATGTTCGCAGCCAGCGTTTCCTTGGTTTCAATCAAGGACTGAGCTAGGTGACGAGCATATACCTGACCAATACGGATATGGTCGCCGTCTTCCACGAGCACTTTGGTCAGGGCGAAGGCAAGGCCATACACCGAGTACACATAGCGCTTCAGGAAGAGTACGCCACCCTGCTGATACGTTACCGGAGTACCGTCAGGCAGTTGGGGCGCAGCGCCAAATCCATAAAGGACGGGCTCTTCGTGATAGTTGCGGGGAATACCTTGTTGCTCGCGGAAAACACGCGACCACTCATCGGTACGCTGATCATAGACTCCATCGAAGCATTCGTTAAGGATTGGCTCAACAATACTTCTAAAGTCGGTACTACGCATCGGGGCTGCCATGTTCTATGCCCTCCTTAGATTGCGTTAACAGTACCTGCGTACTGCGATTCGCTAATAACGGCTCGTACAATCGTGTACGCATCTCCCCAAGCATTGTCGGGGTACGGAGCAATATCAATCACACGCATCTGCTTAGCGTTACCCGAACCAGCAGCCGAAGTACCAAGGGTAGCTTGCGACAGACCGGTAGTGGTAGAGCCAGCAGTTTCGTTAGTGATGTCGAACTCGTCGCCGATAGCGGCCTGAGTCAGGGAACCTGCTGCCTGAATCTCATAGACGATATTGGCGTCTTGGTAGAAATAAGCAATCACGGAGCCAACTTGGAAAGACTCATTGGCGGGCCAGTAGTTGCTTACACGGCGCCGACCGGTTGCATCAGTCCACTCAACGCCTGCAAAAGCGCCAAGGAAAGCCTCGCCAGTAGCGGCGACTTCAATGTAACCAGCGGTGTTCATTTTTACGGGTTGACCTTTGAGGATGTTGCTAGCGTAGCCAGCGGATACATTCCCGGAGGTCGATACAGCTTGAATTCCGTTTGCAAGAGCTGCGGCGCGATCCAGACCAGAAGGATGGAACGCGGGGCGCAGTCCAAACGGAGCAGAGGTTGCACTCATTTCTTACTCCTTAATGGTTGATAAAGCCTCCCGTCACTGGAAAACCGGTGCGGGTAGGGGTTTGTCAATGTCGTCTAAGCCCTCGCCCTCAACCTGCCCAAGCCTACGGCCTGTGCTATCGCGTCCAACCTGTTGCTCTGCTTGCACCCTGATCTTGTTTGCTTCCTCAAGCGGTTGTTCATGGTGGAAGTGGGTCATGATCTCCTGATAGGCTTCCTCAGGGATCTTGAAGAGCAGCATTTCGTTACACGCAATATAACCAACGTGCTCGCCAGCCTTTACGCGATAGTTCTCAAACCCAGGCACTTCTTCGATTTTCACCGGTATGTAGCCTAAGCGGATTCGCTTATCAATGCTGTCGTATGAGTTAGTGGTTGATAGCCAGCAAACGTGCCAGCCGGGTATTTGAGGCGCATTAGGCAGCGCACTTTGTGTCCACTCATCTTTCCACATCTTTCGACGCTCTTCGGATGAAACGAACGAATCCTCAGGTGCCTTACGGCTATCGTCCTCGCGTGAGCGAGTTTCGCGTGAACCTGAAGATAAAGATTTTTTTAGACGGGAATCCATGGTTTAGCTCCTATTTGTGCGTGCGTATTCGGCGTATTTTTGAATCATTCGGTTGCGTTTCTTGGGGTCATCCCACATTCCCGCTTCCTTAATGGCTCGTACTTGCTCAGGCGACAGGGTCAAGGTGTTCCGGCTTCCGCCACCACCCGTCTCTCTTTCGCTTCCGGTTACGACGCTTTTAGGACCTCTCTTTCGTGGAACCTCGTCATTAGTTTCAGTATATTGGCGAGATCTTTGTTTCTGCAACCGTGCGTCGAGTTCTTCCCAATAATCTTCGGTACCGGGGTCCCAACCTTCTTTTACAAGTTGGTTATCGATCCGCTTGGCGATCTTGCTATCACGGTCGGACAGATCGGGGTCGTACCAAGGGTTGCGATCCATCCACTCTTCAGCCAATTCCTTAACAATCGGGTCGGCAGGAGGCTCAGGCACTACTTCGCTTTGCTTTTTATAGACCTGTAGCTTCTCAATCCGGTCTTTTACTTCGTCCCAAAGCTCCTTTGCCTTAATCAGGGCTTGGCCGTCAGAGTTGTCAGCCGCCTCCTTCATCTTCATCTTGGCGTAACTCAACCGGGCATTCTCGTCGGAGATCGCCTTGTCGATTGAGGCTAGGTCTTGCATATGGGTACGCTTTTCTACTGCGGCCAACCGAGCCATCAACTCCTTGTTCTGCCGGTCTAGCATGGCAAGACGCTGATCCTTCTCTTGGTTGGTGCGCTTGATGTACTCCTTTTTTGCCTTGCGGCGGGCTCTGCGGGCTTCCCGGACGGCATCCGTGTCATCGGGGTGATCCTCATCAGAGTCGTCAGCAGAAGCCTCAGCCTTTTGTTCCTCAGGCTGATCGTCTTGTTCTTTCTCCGAGGGCATCAGGCTCTCCGGCACCTCAACGGTGGCAGAGCCGTCCTTCTCTTCAGATACCTTGATATCTTCGTCTTTGATTTCTTCGCTCATGGTTTCCCCTTAGATAAAGGCTTTGACTGCTAGCGGATCGCCGGTCAATTTGGCAATGACTTCATGGTCGTTTAACACCATAAAGAGGGCAGGGTCCTCATCCTTCTCGCCGGGGACTTCTACTTCCCAACGATCGCCGCCCCACTTCGGGACGCGGATATAGTCGCCAACCTCACACCATGAGCCCTCAGGCCATGGCTCCATCGTGTCGCGCTTTTTGAACGCCAAGGGGCCGATCTCAATGACTCTAGCCACCATGTTGTTCCACTTCTCGGTTTCTTTGGTCTCTTCAACCAAAATAATCCCTGCGCTAGTCGCCTTCTTTTTTGTGCGCCGCAACTGAACTAATACACGGGCACCAAGGGGTTTCGCACCGGGGTCTACGCTCGGAAAAGCCCAAGCCAACTCAGCGTCATTACACGCTACCGGTTCATTCATCTGCATCATCATCCTTTAATAGGTTGTTGAGTATGTCCAAGGCTTCCTGTAAGCCCTGGTGTTGCCCGACCAAACGCTGATAAGACTCCCAACTCGTTGCCGTACCGCCGGCAAGGGACGCGGCTATTTCAGCCTGCCTAGTCTTAATTGCGCCGATCAGATCTGCTGCTGTGCTCATTTGGTTTTAGTCGCTTGTGATAGCCCCCCTTTCGGTTGCGAATCGCTATCCGATTCGGTTTTGTTGCTTGAAGGACGCATATCTTGTCCGTCAAGAGGAACGCCCATGGCGATCCGTTTGTGCTGAGGTACGAACTCAGTTTTCTGCTCTTTGTCGTAATCCGACATTTCATTCTCCTTTACGGATGGTTTCAAAAGCGGTCTTGTCTTGGTCGAACTTCAACCGAGCCGCATCACGGGTTAACCGTGCCGTTTCGATGCGTTCCTTCATCTCTAGGTCGCCCAAAGCAATGGCGAGCTTGTACTTCTGTTCTTCCATAGCCAACTGATAGTCGGCCTCCATCTTGGCCATATCCCGCTCAATGTCGGCGGCCATCTCCTTGTCTTTTAGAGCCATCTCAGCCTGATCGCGCTGAGCACGGCGCTGAGTCTCAGCCATGGAGGTATCCAAGAGAACCTTGGCATCCGCGGTCATAGGCGGTTGCGGCTTGAACTGCTGAGCCGTCTGCATCATCTGCTGAAGGACAGGCAGGATGCCCTGTAGGGTCTGCTCTGTATCGAGGCTGATGTGCTGAGAGGCCATGGAGTACAGGCGGTCAATATCCTTGGGATCTTGAACCATGGCGTAGTTCTCATGCGGCTGACCATCCAAGGACTTAGTGACATAGCCCTTAGCCCGACCAAGGTACCAAAGCACGATGTGCTGTTTGATATGCTCCATCGCCTTAGGAATAAAGGCGGGGGCGATCAGAGGGTTGCTACCAAAGACGGGGTCTTTAGCGAAGTCTAGGTGGCTCTGAATATGAGCCAGGTGATCCTGCTCAGGGTAGGCAAACGCCATCTGCCCGATCGACATGGCCACATTCTCATTGGCCGGGTCTAACTTCTCAGGGGACGGCATATCGATCATCAACTCATTGACCTGCGGCACCTTGATCTGCTTTAGGAACCGGGAGATGACCGCCTTACGGTTAAAGAGGTCAGGATTCTGTTGCATGATGGCCATAACCGCCTGGGTCTGCGCCATCCGCTGAGTTTCGGAGAAGATATGCGGGTCAGAGACCGGCATGATGTCCGTATTCTTGGCAAAGTCGTCCCGGCTGATCTCTAAATCAGCGACGACATCGCCTTTTTTCATGTCTTCCAAGTACCAGCGGTTAATCCGGCCAAGAATCTTCAGGACTCGCGCCTGAGACTCATGCAAACGGGCATGGATTGACGAAAATACGGACGCTCCCTGCTCAATTAGCGCTTGAGTCGTGCCAACCGGGGTGTTTTGACCCACATCGGCAATTTTTTCCTCTGCCGTGGTGACAACGCCCTTGGCGGCATTGGTCAGCCAGCCCATGAGCTCAAAGAGAACCGGGCTTGGCGGGTTAAACGGCATGGGCATGGCTAATTTCCGGACGTCATCCACACCGGGAGCGGCCTCAATCTCAGAAACCTGCGTGATTTCCACTTGTTGGCTCTGCCCGGACACCTTTGCGCCCTTCAACTTCAAGAGTGTGGCGGCGTTGTTGATGTGGGCAGAGTCTAGTAGGGCTCGCAATGCGCCTGTCAGGGCGGCGGCTAAGCCTCCAATGAGGTGTGGCAGGCCAACGGCGTAGGCACCGCGCCAGGGGATGAACTTGAACTCCACGATCCAATCGAGTTTGGTCATGGATTCATCGCCTTCTTCCCAATTTCGGTAGAGACCGACCACTTCGTTCTCCAACTCGTCGATCATCAGGATGTATGGGGCGATCTCACCCTTGGAATACTTGTCTTCCTCAAGTTCAAGAAAGGTATAGATGTGATAAACGCGGCGAACCCCGTCTTCGTTCTCATCCGGAGTCTTGCCTTCGACCTTGTAGTTGGCCTTCTCAGGGGCGGTTTCCTCAGGATAGGCAGTCGCACGGATCAGGCTGATGTCTCGGTATAGGCCGGCAGCGATACGGCGTTTGAATTCGTAGGAGGTGATGTCCTGAATCTCAGTCACCCGCTGAGCGGTGTAGAAATTTCCCGCAGCGAATGGTAAAAGTACATTATCAATGGGCAGAAACTCTGCACAGGGGCGTTTTTTACGCTCGTCGTACCAGAGTTTGAGGTACTGAGAGCCTCCCAACGGCAGTTGGGTAAGCATCTGCTCCTCTTCATCCCGGAATTCTTCGATCTGCTCCGTCAGCTGCCAATTCATCCAGTCGCGCTTGCGCTCAGCGATGTTGACTTTCTCTTCATCCACATCACCAACGATCTTGGTCTTGGTCGGACCATCGGGCGGGAACAGTTCTTTAATGGCGCGGGCGGCAAAATCCACGCAAGCCTCAGCCATAACTGGGTGAACGACCTTGGAAGCGCCCGTGAAGGACGCTCCACCGGGGGCATCATTGCCTAAACCGGTGCGGCGAATGCCCTCTTCGTACTGCTCATCACGCTTTTTGCGGCTTTCCTTGTCCTTTTTGATCAGGTCTTGGTACTTCAGAGCCATCTTTTGGAGTTCAAAACTGTCAAAACTGTCGTCATCGGCTAGGTTTTGATAGAAGTCTTCGTTCTCCATAGGCCCTTGCGTGGGCATTTTGACGATTGCTGAGCCGTCAGGGAGTTCTTCAATGTCTGCCTCAGTCAACTCAGGCAGTTCGACCTCTACAGAGCCGTCTTCAGCCTCTGCGGTAGGGTCAGGAATGCCCTCAATAAATCGGTTGAACTCAGGATCGATGGGGAATTCTTCAGCCATTTTCTCTTTTCCTTACTTTCGGACATGGGCGAGACCGCCCTTTTTACGCCCTGTTAACTTTTTCTGCATCTCAAGGTACTTCATTGCGTTATCTAGCCACTGTTGGTCAAGGTATTGAATAGGGGCGGTTAGTTCCAATGATTTATGAGCCCCTGCCGGAGTGCTACCAAGCAACCTCTTGGCTTCAAAGTGAGACGGGTACATGACCTCTACAGGCAATAATGTCTCAAAGCCTCCGACATAGTCGCCCAACAGTTCGTACGGATAGCTCTTATGCCCAACCTCTTGAACAATCCTCGCCTCAGGGTCCATCTGTGCGATTGCATAGCCTGAAGCGCCACGGGGGACATCAAGCAATTCAGCCTCTGTTACCGCCAATCGGGATGGCACAACATCAGGAAATCCTCGCTTGGCAAAGCCAGCTTTTGACATTGTCTTCACGAAGGCGTCTCGCTGGCCGCCTGGCCCCGTCATAAGCTTCTCACGCAATTCAGGATCTGCAAGGCCAGGGAAGTTAGGAGCCTTGAACTTGCCCTGCTGCCCCTTAACTGACCGAACCGCACGATCAAATTCTTCAATGTCTTTTTTACGCAAATTGCCAACATCTAAGCGATTAAGGATAGACTCCGTAACCATCGTGTTGAAGTCAACAGATACCGGGCTCATCGATGTATGAATGCCATAAACCGGGTCTCCAGACTCAGCGGCTCTTCTGATTTGTTTCCCGATGGTGCCTAAAGCGTTTTTTTCTGATGCCCAGCCTTTACCCGGATTGCGGCGCATGAAGTCTCCACCGCCCTCAAGAAGGACGTTCATTGGAATGCCTTCGATCTCTTCAATGATTTTGCCTGCAGCGGCTCGATCACCGGCAAGAGGTATGGCAACTCCGCCCTGCATTTCTTCCGGGCTAATAACTCTGCGGGGTAGCATTTGCACTCCCTTTTCCTCAGCTACCTTGAACTTGTATTCACCGATGGGTTTAGGCAGTTTTGTCTCAGAGATCCCATGCCATAAGCCAGCCTTCTCAGCCTCTTCACGGCTCATACGCTTGGTGGCCGCGCCTGCCGCCTTTTCAGCCGCTTTGGCGATCTTAGCAATACCGCCCTTGGCCATCTTGACTGCGCCACCGGCTTTGAACGGCTGACCCTTCTTCACATCAGCCTTCATCTTTACCGGCACATCCATGACCCATAGAGGAACATTGGGAGCCTTCTTGTTTGCTTGTGCGATAGCCTTTTCAATGTTTGATTCGTAGGCAACCGTATCCCCGGTTTCAGGGTCAATCACAGAGTACCCATAGGTTGGGCGACCAAAGCGATCCACCTCTCCAGTCTCCTCAATTTCAATGTCCCGCTCTGTGTATTGACGTTTTGGGCGCTGAGTCGGTTCAGGCTTGACCCCGTACTTCCTGTACTGCTTCTCAAGGAATCGGGGATAGATCTCATCGTAATACTTCTTCATGCCCTCGCCGCCGATATCCAAATCAATGCCGGCAATACGGCCATCGTCCATCTTCATGATCTCGCGGCCAACGGCTTTGCCAACCACATCGGCGATAGACTTGCCCTCAGCCCGGTCAAACTCACGGGAGGAGGAGTCTTTAACGATGCCGTTCTCGTCAACCAAGAACTGGACGAACTTGTTGCCCTTAGTCTCAACCGATACGGTTCGGCCACCCTCAACCTTGCTGACATCGATCGAATCGATCTTGCGGCTCAAGGCATAGCGATCAGCTTGCTCCGCCCCGCCAACAATAGCCACGGCATCGTAGTCATTGTCTGCGGCGTACTTCATGGCTCGCTTCAAGGCGATCTGATACCAATCGTCCTTGAAGGGGGCTTCAGGAACCCTTTTGTCTATTGCGTTATTGAACTGCTCAATTTTGAAAACTTCGTTACGCACCTCATCTAGCAACGGGCGAATTTCGTCTTGCCGAGCTGGATTGTCATTGTTTCTGTTGTATTCATTCCCCAGCTCCATGCTTCTTTTTCTTGCCTCAACGTAGCGCGGGTCTTCCCATTTGATCTTTTCCTCATCGGATCTATACCCCTTGTCCCGGCCCTCTTGGTGCCAATCGGATTGGATCTCTTCAATGACCAAGGTCTTTTTGCCATTGAGGGTCGTGTCCTGCATCCGGATATGGGCAAAGGTATTGGGATCGGATTCCCAATGGGAGGAGGTGTAAGTCGGCTTGCCTTCCTCAACGGGGAACTTCAGAAGGAGCTCACGGTAGTTGCTCCCGCCTTCAATCTTCAGGTCATCCCGGTCAAAGTTGGGGGGCTGCATCTCAGAATAGAGACGCTTCATCTTGGTCTGCTCAAACCAATCAAGATCCTCTTGCGGGACATCGTACCAGCCCTTCGACACCGCCCGTTCAATCTGTTGAAGTTTGACCAGCTCATCCTTGCTCAGGGGCTCGCCACGCATCCGCTCTTCAATAACGATCCGGTTGTTGTCGATGTAGTCAACGATTTCGTCTTTGGTGACGCTTTCCTTGCCCTTCAACCACTCAGCCAGCCCGGTCGCTTCTAGCTCATTCTTTTTGACATCGGGTTGCTTCATCAGGTCATTCAGGAATACTTGGCCGGTTCCCTGCTTGCGCTGAAGGTTGACCGCCGCCTTCTCCGTGGGGGAGTAAAAGCCTGACCGATCAGCCGGAACCTTGATCTTCTCTCCGCCAACGGCACCAACGGGAGCGGTAGCAAAGTGCTCAGGAACTGCCGTCCCTATTGTCTTGGCGGCCTTGCTTGCGATCGACCCGATCTGTTGGCTAAGACCTGGCAGATAGGTCGTTGGGGTCAGCTCTGTCAGGGGCGTGTCAGGGATCTTGAGTGGCTCAAGGAACTTGCCTACCTTACCAAGAGCCTCGCCGGTTTCGCCAAGGTAATGGACTCCGGCTTCTGAGGTCGGCAGAGGTGTGCGCTCTTCCGCAGCCTTGATCGACTCTTCCCCACCGGCCAACATCCGGAAGGGCTTGAGCAGCTCCTGGCCGACGATGTTCTGCAAGGTCTGCCCGGTCTCCATGACGCCACGGGCTTTCTCTTTCAGGGGGAGAGCGGCTACTCGAGCCTTGCGCTCCTCTTCCTTGCGGCGTCGCTCTGCTTCCTCATCGGCTATGATCTGACGGGCAACCGCACCTTCAGGACCTTGGGACATAAACACGGGGACGCCAGCGGCCAGCTGCTCTTGGATGGCTTGGGTTGGGCTACCGCCACTCTGCATCTTGACCACGCCACCCGCCTTCATCGGCTTGCCGGCTAAGGCTTGGTTCACCATATTCACTAGCGAGTTCATGATTGCTCTATTGTTCGGGGAGCTCACTTTGCCTCCGTTTGCCTTTTTGGGTTCGGCCTTGACTGCCGTGTTTACGATGGCCTCATAAAGGCTCTGACCCTTCTCCGGGCTGATCTTGAATAGAGGCATATTGCCTTCCTCTAATGACGGGCTATCAGGCTTGAACTTTAGGCCACCCCTTAGGAAGACATAACTGTTTGGACTCTCCAACTCCTTCAGGAAACTGTATCCCTGTCCTTCCATGGTCTGCGGGTAGTCAACCATTCCACGGCTGAGACCCTTGGACATTATCGATTCAACCCGCTCCTCGCTTCTGGGGCGCAGGTCTTGATGGATGGCCAACTGTGGCCGCATGAACTCATAGTCTTCCCGCGTCCAAGTCTTGGGATCGGTGTTGACCAAGTCCAGCATCCGTTGAAGCTCAGAGTTCGGTCGTGCGGCAGGCAAGCCTAGCGCCTTGGCTTGGGCTTGAAGCTCTGCACGGCTAGCCTTCTCTGCGGCTTTGCTTGCAGCCTTTGCCATTTTCTTAACTGCGCCTCCAGCCGCAAACCACTTCTTCAGACTTCCATCAATGGCACCGCCAGCGGCAAATTGTTTTGGCAATAATAGGCGCTCACCGGTTGCTACCTCAGGTTCAACATCAAGGGGATCGCCATACTTTTCTGCTAACGCCTTCAGGTATTGATCAGCGGATCGACGCGGGAGTGGCTCACGGACTGACCCTCTTGGCAAGACACGGACTAAAGATGCCTCATCGCCCAACCGGTCAAGAGCTCGCATCCGGTGCCGGCCTTCATGGCCGCTGATCTGCAACCGCGGAGAACCTTTCATTTCGTTAATCTCAAGAAATGGCACATCACTAAAACCGCCAGAACGCGCAATCGTGCCCAGTTCATTCAGGTATTTATCCAGCTCTGTGATGTTCAGGTCGCCCAAGAAGTCCAGCGGCTCTGCATACTTCTCAAAGTCTCCCGGTCGCATGATCATTAGGGAGGTGGCGTTATCGCCTGGGGTCAAACTATAGATCAGGGCTTCGTCCTTGAATTGCCGGTCAATGTTTGGGATCTCATCAAACGCTTTTTCAAGACGCTGGACGCCAAACTCACCGCCCCGCTCTTTAATCTGCGGAAGGATGCGCCGATACTGACTTTCTTTGGCCATCTGACGGGCAACTTTAACTGCCGCATCATTGGCTTTTTCGGAAGCCTTTTCGGCGGCTTTGACTAATTTGTTGATCTTGCCCATATCAATAGCCCTTTGACCGTGGTTTCGTCATTGTCGTTGCTATGAATAAGCCTTGCCACTCAGACCGCATAAGGATTCTCCCGGCGAGACCGAAGCCCTGAATCAATCACATCTTCCTCGTCGTAATCATCCCGCGGTGGGGGATCGATCTCTAACCATCCGGCGTCTCTCAGGAACCGCAGCGCTTGGGTACAAGCATCGACGAAGTCGTCATGGGTCGACTCAGGGAAGGAGCAGATCTGCGAGACAAAGGGTTCAGCCCAATCCCGGACATAACCCTTCCGAACTGAGCTCTCAGGAATCCACACCCGGCCACGGGCGATGATGTTAGAGACGATGTTCAGGCGCTGGACCTTATCGGCATTGCCGGGGTTGTAAGCCCGGACAGGCAGGTGCGCCCTCTGTAGGTCTTGGATCAGGCTGATGCCGGCTGACTTATCTTCAACGAGGATCAGGTCAACGCGCTTTCTTTCCTTGCCCTCACCGAAGACGGTGTCGTACTCCTCAATGACCTTAGGCCGCAGGTCAGGGTACTGAAGGCGGTCTTGCCAGCAGTCGATGACCATGACCGACATTGGACCGTCTACCGGCTTAAAGACGCCCCAGGTGATACAGGCCGTGGGGTCGTTGATGGTCTTCTCTGTGTAGGCGCAGTCATAGGACTGAATGATGTACTCAAACTTCGGGAAAGCCTTGTCGTGCGGCCAAAGCCTGAACATATCCCGCTTGACGATCCCTGACTCCTCAGGGTCGATGATCTCAGCGTAGATCTCCTGCCGGCCAAGCTTGGTGCCCTCATACTGCAAGATCTGCTTCTGAAAGGACGGCGCTAGGTTGGCGAGGTTGTCATAGGTTGAGGCCGTGGTCAGGACGACATCGTCACCCTCCCGGCCAACCAAGTCGATGATTAGGTCTCGCGGCTTAGGCGTAGTCGTGCAGATGATCCGGGTCTTCTGGCCAAGACGGACACCGAACATGATCTGATCCCACGCCTCGTCGAGGTAGTCCCATGCCGCCAACTCATCAAGCCATGCCCCGTGGAACTGTGGCCCCCGGAAGCGCTCCGGTTCTGAGGCTGGGATGCCCTTGATCAGGGAGCCGTTGGTCAATTTAAGCTCGTGGAAGGCTCGGTTGTAATCTGCCACAAGTGAACCGGGTATAACTGATAGGAGCCCTGAGTCTCCCTCAAAACAAGTGGCACGGACATCTGAGCTTGTTGGTGCTCCCACCAGCCAGCGAGTGCCCGGTTCCTGCCACGCCCACCACCCCACCTGCTCCGCAGCAGTCCGGGTTTTGCCGGCACCGCGACCGGCGAGCATGAGCCATATCGTCCACCAATCCCCAGCCGGGACAACCTGGTGGCGATGCGCCTTAGTGATCCAGTTAGCCCTCCAAGCCCAGGCGACCTGATCCTCAGGCTTGAGGGTTGCAAACTTGGCCTGAGTTTCCGGATCTTTAAGGATCTCAACTAGGTCATCCAATTACTTGGCTACCTGCTTCTTCAGTTCCATGTTCTGCAAGAGGGAGTCAAAGAGCCCCTTCGCTTCAATGGCCGCCTCAATCTTCAGGGGGTTGTCCTTGTCTCCGGCCAACTCAACTCGATCGCCGTACTTGCGCGGCTTTAACTTCGACGCCGTCCACTTCCGGGCATCCACCCTCAAGCGCATCCAATTGATGTAGGCGGGATCGAACTTGGTATTCCCATCCTTATCAGTCACCTCCATGGGCATCTGATCAGCAATGTCCTGTATCTCTTCCGCCAAGGTATCTGCCTGCTCTTCCTTGGCTTGTGTGTACATATTGCGAAACTCTGTAATTCGGGACAGCCAACGATAGACTGTCACTACATGAGGCATATGGTCGTCACGGCATATCCGTACTAATGGCTCTCCTGTGGAGATCCTTGCACATATCTCTGCGGCTAGGTCTTCTGTGAAGTCTGATGGGCGGCCGCCGGGGTGTTTTGGCTTTTGGGCGGCTTGCTCTTCTTGGGGAAGAACCGATTCGGTTTCGGTTGGCTTTCGTTTGGTTCGAGTTTCAGGCATGACCCTTAGTCCAGTCGAATGGATGATAGGTCAAGTCTAATCGCTATCAGGCTTTTGTGCCACTCTCCCAATACTGTTAGAGCACATCAGGCATATCTTCTTTCCCATCGGACTATCGAAGATCTTCTGCCTTTCAGGTCTGAGCCCTCCCGTCGAGTACATCCTACAGGCGGTGTCTTCCCCTAACCATAGGTGGGCGGCTGAGATCCTCTTTCTTGGGTTTAGCAAGTATTGCATTCATCCTCTCTCAGGCGGGAGACCAGATTTGACGGTTCAGCGTGGCCGGGTGGAAAGCAGGAAAAACCCCGGCGTCCCGTATCCTCTGCTGCCTGCTTAACGCCTCCCTTAACTTTCTCCCTAATTTTGGTGAATTAGGGTGACTTGGTGGGGCGGGTGTGTACAACAAGCGAACCCCACGTTGCCGTGCTTCATCCTGTTACCGCCCCATACGGTTAGAGACCTTGCCCCTATGCGTATTGGTACCGGAGTCTTGGGGTGCTCCGGTTCACCCTTAAAACCGAATCGGTTTCAGTTCGGTAATGATTCGGTTCTGTATCTTTCTAATGTCTCTGCGGTTGCCTTACGCATTCCGTCCATGCCATCCACATACCCGTGAACCCACAACTGATTGCAGAAGGTAACGAACCAAAACGCCTCCATTGAGTCCTTCTCAAAGTCTAAGCCTACGCCCGCCGCCTGATCTAAAAGCTCCTGCTCCGAAGGCTTGCCCGGACTAAATTGGATGCTCATTTCTGTTCTCCTCAATTGTAATTGTGTACCCCGTACCGTGCTTATCAACCACGCTAATAACCTTTTTGGTCGAACGGTATGAGCCGTCATCGTTTAAGTCGAAGTTAACCTTTCCCACGCTATCGATCATCCCCTCAAGATCGTTACGCTTGAGGTTCTTTTGGATGATGTGGGCGATGTAATCACAGTACGCAAGGATCATTTCTTTTGTCCTTCAAATATCTCAAAAGCCCGAATGAAGAGGTCAGGCCAATTGGCTTGGATCTTGTCCTTATTCTCTGAGTCTGCCCGAAACCAAGTCAATGCCAAGGACTCCGCAAACCCGCCAAGGTGACCGTTAGCCATGACATTTGCCGCCTGATGGAAGTCAGCGGGGCGGCGCATCGATGTACGCATCTTGATGATATTGCTCATTTGTTCATCTCCCATCCGTAGGTAACTCCCTCAGGAGCGGTCAGGTTCAGTTCTACCGCCTTGTCCTGCGCCTCACACTTCTCCTCAAAGGTTTCCACAACCGTTGCCTTAGTTGACCCATCGAACTTCACAACAATCCATCCTTTGCTCATATTGACCTCAAATTAAAATGTAAGAGTTGGGGTGCTTCTTATCCAAGAAATCCTTTGCTACATTCAGATCCAATGTCTTGATGGTACGGAAAGAATTCTCCGGATCTGACAACAAACGGAAGAGAATCCCTTTCTTGCGATACCTTGCCATCTTCTTTTCCAACTCATAATTAGACACAAGTTCATCCATCAGAATATCTACCGTCATACCAATCTTGTACTCACCCAAGGTAATCTCAGGAAGACTCTTCACATACTCCATAACCTCTTCCTTGCATGAGTCCCAAGTGATGCTCACCATACCGCCGTTGCCCTCATTGAAGACAAAGGCAATCTTCTTGCCGTCCTTGTAAAGGTTGAAGTGATAACCGCCGCCATCGGGGGTGTACCAAGTCTTGAGTGATTTAATCGTGAGGTTCATCATCATCTCCTTAGCGTGAAGTAGTCTTAACAGAAAACACGGCACTTGTTTTGGTGTACTTGGCAACCACATCAGATGCGATCTTGAGATCGTCAATCAATGCCTTGTAGTCGGTAGTCTTGCGATTTGTTTCGATGACCGTGGCTTTGAACAGATTGCCAACAAACTCTTTGGATGCGTTGGGAAGGGTTGCGGAATCCTTGAGAGCATCCTTGATGGTGTCTGCCTCTTTGGTCAGGCGATCGATCTCAGCAAGCAGAATGCCTAAGCGATCGATGTCGGTAGTGATGATGTCGTTTTTCATTTGCTTTCCTTTTCTTTCCTAACCGGTCACGCTGACCGTAGTGATAATGTAAGTCCTACTTAAATCTCTCGCAAGGGGTTTTTTCATCTTTTTCACAATACCCCCTAAGTTTTACTCAGGTATTACTTTTAGCCGTCCCGTCTCAAAGAGCCACCCCACCGTCTTGCGGTGCGCTATCTCCCATATGTCGACCCGATCCTCCTTGGACATCTTCGACCCCTGATCCAACTGCATATGGCAGGAATAACAGAGGGCGGCTATCCGGTAGTCGTGCGCCTTGATCCCCGTGCCCTTCCCGTCCCTCTGCTGGTTGCTATGGGCGGCCACAACCGTCCCATCCTCAGCCCCGCATAGCTGACAGGGAGCCTCCCGGACAACCTCAAGGAGGGCTTTATTTCGGTAGTTCATCAATCATCCTTATCCGCTCCCCGATCCAACGCATGACCGGGACAGCCATTGAGTTACCTAAAGCCTTGTACCGTGGCCCATCCGGGCATTCGGAGGCGTCCTTGCCCCGCCAGGGGATCAAGGTATGGTTGTCAGGAAAGCCCTGTAGACGCTCGCACTCCACGGGGGTAAGTCTTCGGACGGCCATTGATGCTTGGTAAACCGCGCCAACTTGTTGAGTTACTTCAGATGATTGTGGGCTCCGGCTTGGATCATTACTTGCAGTCAATGTTGGAGCGGCGATTGCCGGCGGGTTTGCCCCGCCATGGCCGCCTAGCTTCAGGGTCGGGGATAGGTCTTCAGAGCAGTCCGGTACGCTCATGTTTGATGAGAAGGCTACCGGCTGGACCACGGCATGGGTCGTGCGGGTATCTCCCTGGTCGAATAGGTTGATGGTGTTGGCCACCTCCCCATCTACCCAAGACTCGTCGTCATCCACGCTCTGAGCCCGCTTGGACTTCCTGAACGGGATCGGCTGAACTACCGCCGCAAAGTTGCCCTTATCCGGCATGGACTGATCGTGGCATCGAGTGGTCAGGCTTGCTGCGCTATCTCCTCCGTCCCACCATTGGGGTCGTTGGGGGATGAACCATTCGTCTTCGCAGTTGAACCCGACACGACTGACGCCAGTGCCTGATGCAGAGAGGGTGGGAGTGACTTTCCGCGCTTCTCGGCTCGGCGGAGGATTCCCTGACAGGCTTGCGAGCTCAAAAAGAACCGCTGCGGCATCTCGCCAGTTTCCAAGACATCCGACAACGAACACACGGCGGCGTCTTTGTGCCACTCCGAAGTACTGAGCGTCAAGAACTCTGTAGGCGAACCCATACCCGAGTTCTCCCAACATTCCGAGGAAGGTACCAAAGTCCCGTCCTCCGTTAGACGACAAGACCCCAGGGACATTTTCCCAAACCAACCAACGGGGAGAGAAGTGGCGAGCAATGGCACCAAAGGTAAGCATGAGGTTACCACGCGGGTCGTCCAATCCTTTTCTGAGTCCGGCGACAGAGAAGGATTGACAGGGGGTTCCTCCGACAAGAAGGTCAATTGTTCCAAGATTCCACTCCTTAAATTTGGTCATATCCCCGACATTCGGGACATTGGGGTAGTGGTGCTTCAGCACCGCGGATGGGAAGGGCTCAATCTCTGAGAAGGCCACAGGCTCCCAACCCATGTGGTGCCAAGCAGATGTGGCCGCCTCAATCCCGCTGCAGACAGAGAGATATTTCATTTAGCGTTGAATTCCTTGTCCACATACTTCTTATTCTGACTGCCTGCCCACAATGACACGCAGGCAACCTCAAGAGCTTCTGATGGCGGCTGAGTGCTCAGAACCACTTTCTGACCGGCAGCAAACCCCTCCGCATACCGCTGATCCATGCGGTGCATAACTAGCAAAATAATTGTTGCGATCGTGCAAAACGCTAATACATATTTCATTCTGCGATCTCCTTATTCTTTTTGAACCCCATAGCATTCATCCGCTTCGCACACTCACCGCATCTCCATACACTACTGCCCTTGCGTTGCATCTGCTTGCCGGTCTCCACAGGTCGATGGCGCTGACAACTAAAGCAGAACTTGGTGCCAAGAACCTTGAGCCCTGCTTCTTTAACCATGTCATAGACTTGACTCTTACCTCTTGCCATTACGCTCCCTTGCCTTTGCTCTTACATGGCCACACTCGACGGATTGCGTCAGTCACCAAAAGATCGGCGGCCATGTTCCGTAGCGATGGGTTTTGCTCAAGGTACTGTTGAACCATGTCTTGAATTTGACCGGCATTGATACCGCTGCCATTTGGAGCGCAATGTCTAATGTGCTGACCGGCATCGAATACGCCCAAGACATAGCCAAGCCCGTACATCTTGTCCATGTACTCATTGCTCTTTAGCCGTGAGAGAAGGTCGTTTCCGCTTACGAACTCCGCATGAGCCATAGCGGGAACCATCAGTAACGCAACTAGAATCTTTTTCATTTCTGTTCCCTCTTCATCATGTTTTCAACAAGCGATGCGTGCATCTTCATCTGCGAGGCTATATCGATGATTCGGGCGTAGTTCGGCATATAGGTCTGCCGGGTTTCCCTGTTTAACTCCATAATTAGTCTGTTTAGCGACACAACATGACTGCTTAAATCAGGCACATCTTGAACAATTGAGCTCATGGCTTCTCCTATCGAACTCGTACTTGACATGAATACGCCTGCGTTGCATCCCTAAACGATCCAATAATCTTGCAATCATCCGTGATCTGTTTTGTCTGCCATGCCATCCCAAAAACAAACGCAAGCCCCACTACCAAAAACCATCCAAACGATTCCTTCCATTGGTTTACTATCCGCTCCCAAATCTTCTTGAAATCAATTAAGTCTTTCATATTGGCCTCCTCAAAATAAACTTTCCTGTTTCCATAACGGCTCTAACTTTGGTGCTTTTATTTTTCTGAGCTTTTCAATCATCACATGAACCCTTTTGGGGTACGGCCATCCTTTGGTCTGGGGGATGTTTAAGAGGAAGCGTTCTCCTTCATCAAATACTTCGATGACTTGCCCCTTCTCTCCGGTCTCGCATACCAAGACCCAATCCCCCTCCTTGATGACCGGCTGCGTCATAGCGTGACTTTGCCCTCCACCCTCAGGTTTGCCTGTTCGCTACGCCAGATCTCCACTCGAGCCTGAGCTGCAATCAGATCCCACCGCAAACTTTCTTCTATCTCAATTGCATCTCTTAGACCCTCTAGCAGGCTTTTGTATTCCTCGTTCGCATATGCTTCACGCTCCTGAGCCCCGATCGTCTCCTCAAGGCTTCGCTTCATCAGAATCGCCTTTAATGACTTACGAAACTCCTCAAGGTAAACACGCTCAGCTTTAGCCTTAGCAAACTTCTTAGCGTTAGCAATGATGTAGTCAACCGCCTTATGTGGGTCGCGCTCTTTTCTGTCGCTCATTCGGCGTACTCCTTGACCATAACGGTTACCTTGACCACGGTTCCCTTTAACGCCCAGAACCGATTGCTTGCCAACCACGCCTTTGCCTGCTTCTGAGTGCGGAAGAGCATGGTTCGATCGGCTTCCCAATAATGGGTCGGCTGAAAATTCACAAAGCCGCCACGGTTAATCTTGATTGCCCAACAATGCGTTCGCTTCACTTGTTCTCCTCTATCTTCACCTTCAACATCCCACCGATTTCCGGTGCCCAATAAATCCTTAGATCCACTACCAATGAGTCATCGTGATACACGCCGGCACTACCTAAAGCATCCAAGACCGCCTTCAAGAGGTTGTCAAGGTCACGCCTGCGGTTGTCCGGCCTGAATGCCTCAATCGTCATCTTGACCTTGCCCTCTATTGACCGGGTTCCTTTATGGATCATGACTAGATCGGATACGGCCTTTCGATACTCACGGCCTTTTGTCCCAATCACCATGCGTCCTTGCCACATACGCCAATAATGATTAACCGATGGTGGCCAAGGTAAAGTTATTTCAATCATTTCCATCCTTCCCCGCGGTTACCTTTTTTCCATTGATCGACGACATCGGACTCCAAAATAGAGCCGGGATGCTTTTGGTTCCAACCTTGAAGCCAGACATGGGCTTTGTCTCTGTCTGCAACCCGCATACGGATGACCCACCTGACAAGGCCGCGGTGCCGGTCTTGATCATCGCCTTGTCCTTCTTTCCAATTTTTGAGCTTTTCGTAGACATTCATTAAAACTTTCCATGCTCATCGAATGTCATGGGCAACCCGTCATGACGGTCAACGAATTGCTGAGACTCACGGTGAAACCAAAGCGAATACCAATCCTCAACCTCACCATTCCTTTGCTTCTCACACATCAGCATGGCGTCATTCATAAGCGGATCGGTCGCCACCCCCATCGATGCCTGATGCTCTTTCTTCTTGTTTCTCCACACCATGAAGACATTGTCGACTTGGTCAGCGATAGCACCTGAGCCCTTGATGTCGTGCTTATTCGGGGTTGACTCTTCATTCGCTAACTTCCGGATGTGGTGAACCAAGTGGACATGGACATTGTGGTCTCGCGCTAAAGAGCAGAGCTCGTCGATGAACCACTTCTGACCGTTGTAATCGTCCTCTCCCTGAACGCACTTCATTAGGGAGTCAATAAAGATGTGGGTCACGCCCAACTTCACAGCTGAGTAACGAGCAACGGCAACAACCTGCTGCGCTGAAGTAGTTCCCTGTTGATCGTAGAACCACAACTTCCCGCGGGAGAAGTTCTCAAGGCGATTAGCCAGGTCACGGACATACTTTTCCTTATCCATGTACCGCGGCTTATGGATGTTCTCCCCTGAAAACTGACGAAGCATTCGCTCAAGGCTTCTCTTGGGCTTCATCTCAAATGATGCAATGCACACTTTCTGACCCTGTTTGATCAGGTGAAGAGCGATCTGACCCGTGACCAATGACTTACCGCCGCCGTTCGATCCTGCGTACAGGGTCACCTCACCCGGACGGAAGGCGACCTCTCCATGGGTCTTCGTCCAAGGCATTTGAAGGTTGTTCTCCTCCTTCGGGTGGGCGACATCTTCCACAAGCTCATCAAGGTAGTCCGATGCCGGCTTGACCTTTTGATGGTTGTCTGTCGCCTGTAAGTAGGCGGCAAAGTCGATGTCGTCTGGCTCAAGAAACTCCAACTTCTTCTCCTTCGTCATAGATCAACTCACCCTGATGAAGGGTGAAAACCTGCTTTGCCCCCGCCTTCATGCAGGCAACATGGGCGGCATACATCCGCTCAGTCGTGTCATTTCCGTCAACATGGACTTGGAGCCCTGTCAAGAACCTCAAATCAAGCGATTTAAGGTTATCTTTCGGCTCAATCACGATTTCAGGATGCGCCCATAGATCGGTATAGCGGTGCCAAGAAGCCGCCCACGGGAGGTCGGTAATACCTACCCATACCCATACCGCTTTGGGACGCTTGTGCGCCAATCTCATGCGGATTAGAGCGGTATGCCCGATCACTTTGCCCTCCGGATGAAGGTTTGGGGGGTCTCATCCTCCCAACGGCGTTGGTTGATGTAGGTCAGGGGTGCAGGTTCAAAGCCCTCACGCCATTGATCTGACCCTTTTAAGACTTGGACATGGGCGATGATTTGGTCAGCAACGGTATCCAACCCATGCCGTACCCACTTCGCTTCACAAGCCGCCTTCCCTACCTTGCGCTTGCTTGATGGCCATACCGACCAAAAATCAGCGAACCGGGTCGGCTTTGCCGACATAGTGGTTTTATTCTTACTTCTGATATCTGATATCTGATTAGGGATATGGTTGGGTTCCGATTCGGTATCCGATTCGGTTTTCTTCGGCCTCCCACCACGGCTCGCTAACTGACGATTGATACTGACTTGGTGCTGATACTTACCTATTTCCTTATCGCAACGACTATGTCGATACCCCTCAGGAGTCTTTTCAAAGAACTCATTGAGTACTGATTCGACTATATCGAGGTCAAGCCTGATCTTGCGAGAAACCGAATCGGTTTCCAAGGGGATGGGCTTCTCTTCGTGGTAGTACATATCGATGAGTCTTCGGTAGGCAAGATCCTCTGCATCGCTCAAATGATGCGTGTGCATGATGTAATCCGCAAGGTAAAACTTGTACCAAATCATGCGACCTCCCCGAACAGATCAGGGCGCAAATCCTTGCGGGTGACGGCTCCTTCGGTAAGCCGCTCAATCTCCACGGCTAGTTCAGGCGAACAGACTTCCCGGCCGCTGATGATCAAGCTCATCCATGTCCTTGAGATCCCCAAATCCTTAGCCAAAGCGTCCTTGGCTCCCCTCTTCTTGTCTGCAAAGTACTCTTGCAGGGTCATGATCACCTCCTAAGATAATTTAATGCGATCCTACATTAAGAAAAAAGAGTTGTAAAGGGTATTGTATGTTGAAGTTAAATTTGATATGGTGAGGGTGTAGTACAACTAGGAAAGGTAGGTTTATATGGATCAGTCAGAAATGCACCAACTCATGTTGGAACGAATGCAGGAATTAGAGGAGGCGTTAGCGCGAGCCCAGGCAGGGAAAGCCTCGCCTCAAGATTGGGAACTCATCAGGTATGAATGTGGATTAGGAAAAAAGGAGCGGAAACATGGCATTAGTGGCTAAAGATTCAGGAGATTTTGTAGCGGTACCAACGGGGATGCACCTTGCGCGGTGCTACCGAATCATCGACCAAGGTACTCAACGGTCAGAGTACATGGGCAAGGAGAAGCATCTTCCCAAGGTCATGATTCAGTTTGAGATTCACGGAGAGGATGACCAAGGCAACCCTTTGGTGACCCAAGACGGACGCCCCCTATCGATTGCTAAGAGCTTTACGGTAACCCTTGCGGAGAAGTCGACCCTACGGAAAGACCTTCAGATGTGGCGTGGCCGTGAGTTCACCCCCCAAGAACTTCGTGGCTTTGAGTTGAAGAATGTCTTGGGTGCATGGGCGATGCTCAATGTGACCCACACAGAGTCAAACGGTAAAACCTACACCAACATTGCGGCGATCAATCCGGTTCCCGCAAACATGAAGAAGGCGGGTCTACCTGAGGGCGTCAACGAACTGAAGTTGTTCGACATTGAGAACCCCGACATGGAGTTGTTCGATACCTTCTCAGAGAACCTGAAGAACAAGATTAAGTCTTCACCTGAGTGGCAAGCATTACACGGTGGAGAACCGGTTCAGGCTGAGCCCAAGAAGTCGGGCGGCGGCTTTGAAGAGCTTGATGACGATATCCCATTCTGAGGTGCGTCATGAGTCAAGCAAACGACATCTTGGCTTATATGAAGAAACACCCAATCACGGCGATGGATGCTCTTCGCCTTTTTGGGTGCTTTCGACTAGCCGCCCGGATTAAAGACCTCAAAGATTACGGACACATAATTACCACGCATATTGTGCATAGGAATGGCAAGAAGTTTGCAAAATATGTCCTTGTGAAGGAGCGGAGATGAGAGAGTTTTGGGGCTTTGCCTTTTTGTTTTGGGTTATTGGGTCGTGGCTGACCCATATCATTGCGTGCCTTGCCGATGAACGGTGGGGGTTCTTAATTGCTGGAGCTTTGTTTTTCCCGATTGCTTGGGTTCATGGCACCGGTATCTGGTTTGGAATTTGGTAGAGGAGATTATGGAAGATAACAAAACAATTCCCGTAGGTGGCATTCGCATCCAAAACGGAGACCATTCGATCGCATTTGTGCCTACTGATGACATCACGGCAAAAGAAGTCGCCCTGATCTTTCAGATGTTTATCAACGGCATCATGCACCGAAGCAACGACCTTTTAGACTTTGGTGGGTTTATCGTTGCCAATAACCTTCAGAAACACTTTGCGGAGATCAAAGATGAACCTCAGGAAAGCCAAGAAAATTCGTAAGGCGGTAGGCTTTCACCCCGGTGAGGAGCGTACCTACGAACAAGACTCCCGCGGCACCGTGAAGTCCAAGGGTATGCGTAGGGCTTATCAGGCGGCTAAGAAAGCGGCTCGCCTTGCGGGGTTAGCATGAAGGTATCGACCTACACCTCTGAGGCGGGGCATTGGTACACCCGCAACGGCAATCCGATGTACACAATTGTCGGCAAGAACGGTAAGGAGCGAAACACCACCCTTCGGGATGCGCGATCATTGGACTTGGTTCCATCGGTCACGACCATCCTGAATGTTGCGGCTAAGCCTGGGCTTGAAAAGTGGAAGATGCAGCAGGTGCTTTTTGCCTCCCTAACCCTCCCACGCCGTGATAACGAGTCTGAGGAGTCTTACCTTGACCGGATCATGGAAGACTCAAAGGAGCAGGGTCGAGCCGCCGCTGATGAGGGCACCAAGATCCACGCCGCCATCCAACAGCACTATGAGGACAAGAAGGGATGGCCATACGCTGAGTACGTTGCCGGGTGCGACACAGAGATCGTTCGTACCTTTGGTGATCAGAATTGGGTCTGTGAGGCGTCCTTTTCCCATGAGCTCGGCTTTGGGGGTAAGTGCGATATGTACGCCCGAAGCGAGACAGACTCTAAGGTCGGAATCATCATCGATATCAAGACCAAGGAGTTTGACGATCCGTCCAAGGTTGAGGGCTACGACGAGCACCTGATGCAACTTGCCGCCTATCGGATGGGCTTCAATATGCCGGCCGCCCGGTGTGCAAATGTGTTCGTATCCCGATCCGTTCCCGGATTGACCGTCATCAAGGAGTGGAGCCCCGATGACCTAGTCCGTGGGTGGAAGATGTTTAGGGCTCTCTTGGACTTTTGGCAACTTAAAAACAACTACAAGTGATCATGCTTAAAACCGAAGACATCAAACAAGTATTTTTTCATTGCGACAATCGAGACCCTGACGGCTTTTACGCTGATGGGGTGGACGTCCTTGAGTTCGGGCAGAAGATAGCCGCATTTGCCTTGGCTCAAAAAAAGCCGATGGACGACAATGAGGTGGTGGACTTTATGATCAACACCTGCCTGACCGAAAACGGCGATGAGCTCTTCAATCGGGTCAAGACTTTAATCCGAGCGGTAGAGCGGTTTCACGGTATTAAATAAAAAAACCCCTCCCCCTGAGGAGATAGAGGGAGGGGGTGGGAGCTACTCCATGGCTGAAGTAGAGGAGATCATCCCTTTATGGAGCGGCAATATCTGAGATCTGACCCTCAGGCCGCTCCGATTTTGTTTCTCTAAGGTACTGAATAAGTGGTGCCGTAACTGCAAGCGGGATACCTACGGGAGCGGTAGCCGGGAACATCGACATTCCTGCGCCGATCGCTCCAAGACCCGACAGACCCGCTTTTAGATAGTCAGGCTGCTCTTTACGGCCTTCGCTGATCATCGCCCCTGTCTCGCTACCTGCCTGCATCAGAGCAAGCGGAGGAGCCCCATAGCGCATCGCTACACCGCCCGCCGTGCGGAGTTTCGATCCCGGCTCAATCATCTTACGGAAGAGTTCTGTGACCTCATCTAGACCGCTTTTAGGAACCGCAGGAGGCATCTTAGTCACAGGCGGTGTCCGTGGGTAGATAACCCCTGACGGAGAAGATGTCATGCCTGGACCCTTTGCAAATGGGTCAGGAACACCCTGAGCAACCAATCCTTGACGCTGAAGAGCCCCGATATTACGGGCGGCTTCTTTAGCCCTTGCCGCCTGCTGAGCGGTCTCTACATTGAATCCCTGCATCCGAGCCCGTCCTGTAGTGCCTGCATCGTCCGTGGTGCCTTGTAGGATGCGGTTCATGGATGTTGACTCAGAAGCCAATCCGGGAGCCATCGTGCCGCCTATAGGGGGTTTCTGTGCTGCGGCTTTTGCTTCAGCGGCAAGCCTTCCCTCTTCCATAGCGCTTCCAAGGAACTTAGCGGCACCTCTAGCGGCTGGAACCGCGGCTCGACGAGCAGTCTCAGCGGCACCCAAAGCGCCCCCGATTAACTGACCACGCCCACGGGCAACGCCTTCATCAACCTTATCAATCTCTTGTTGAAGGTTGATCGCTTCCTGGCTTGGAGGAGGCTCTTGAAACTCAACCGTCTTCTTCTCGGGGGCTCCAGTAAACGCACCGAAGGTGTTTAGGCTCTTCAGGTAGTTGACCGTGGTGTCAGGCAGGGTCTGATCTTTAGAGCTGAAGAACGGGTGATTGACGCCTGCGTTGTACCCTGCGGCGGCTAACTTCGGGTTGCCTTCGCTTAGTTCATAGGACTTCTTTAGGTAGGAAAGACCGGCCTCAATGTTCTTCATTGGGTCGGCTAGATCATCAAGGCTAAAGCCCATCTCTTTGGCCGTTGCAGGCTTGATCTGCATGATGCCGATCTCACCGGCGGCACCCTTACCGACCTGAGGATTCAGGCCGCTTTCTTGGAAGGCAACCGATACGGCAAGCTCAGGGGGTATCCCCATCTCTTTTGCTTTGGCCGCAATACGGTCAGCAAAAGCCTTTTGCGTTGGGTTTAGGTTTTTATAGAAAGATAGTTCCATTCCTCACCCCTAGACCGGTAAACGGGAGGCTGCGCCTTGATTGTCACGACCGCCTGAAGGACGGCTACGCGCCGGAGGCGTGATTGATCCGCTTAGGCGGGCATCAATAATCGCCCCAAGTTTGTCTTCATAACTTGAAACCATGCGCTCATACTCAGGGCTGAGCTTGAAGTCATCGATATTGCCCTTATATCCACGGGCAGCCTTAGAAACTTCACGATCGAACTCAGCGCGAGCCCGTAGCAGGTCAAGTTTGGCAAGAATCGTCTGCGGGTTGTCTGTCTTGGTGATTGCGGCCTGACCAAACAATTGGCGCTCATAGTCAGATACCGCACCCTGACCCTGCTGAAGCCGGCTCATCTGTAGTTGGACGTTAGCCATCAGGGAGAGAGCCAACTGAGACTGATCGATCAGGTTCTGCGGTAGCCCTGCGTTGGTCATAATCTCGCGGATAGCGGGGACACCGACCGTAAACTTAGGGTTACCGATACCGCTTTCCACAAGTTTTCCAATCTGCTCAAACACGCCTGGGCGCTCAAAGATACCGAAAATCGCCTTAGCATTCGGGCCGCTAGCGATCCGCTCAAGCTGACGATAGGTACCAATACGGGAGGCGGCATCAGAGCCTGCTTCAATGGTTCTCTTACGCTCATCTTCCTGAGCCTTAGCCCGCTCTTTAGCGGATTCTGTTGCCGCTGCTCTTTCAGCCTCAACCTCAGTCGCAGACTTCATCCGCTCGCCCTCAGCTCCTGCAACCTTTTCACCCGGTTTTGGAGGAGCCTTAGGACCTTCCACAACCCTCTTAGCCAGGTCGTAATAGCGCGGGTCACCGTTTGCGGCGTACATATCGAGAAGCGCAGCAGTCCGGGCGTCCACATTGAACTCACCCGAATAACCAAAGATCTGACGTTTGACCGTTTCGCCCTTCGGGAACGGATAGTACATACCTGAAGCCAAGTCCTGAACGCCGCCCTCACGCACCTGATACCGATCCATCTCCATCTTCTGGGCCTCTTTCATTGCCGCGGTTGGGGAGATCGATGGGTCCATGCGAGCCATGCCAAGGTACTGACGGCCGGTCATAAAGGACGGATTGGGAGGAGCGACCGGAATACCTTCTGTGCCTTCAAATCCCTTTGGAGGAGCCGGTAGAGCACCCTTTGCCTCAGGAGCGCCGGTAGGCAGAGCACCTTTAGGAGCGCCCTGTGGCCCCATCATGCTCTCAAATTGACGGTCACGCTGACGCATCCGCTCAAGTTCAAGACCCTTACCGGCAAGTCCTAGTTGAGCCTGAGCAATCTCACGCTCTTCCTTTTCTTGCTGCATCTGGGCTTCCCGCATATTTTTAGCGGCATATCCAAGAGACTCACCAAAGCCTCCGGTCTGCGTAGGAGCCAAAAAGCCTGATGCCAAGGCAAGCATCTCAGGGTCGAACATTCGGTTTTTGCGGGCATCAAGGGCTTCCTGCATCCGTGCAAGCGCCTCTTGATAGTCAAGATTTGCCTTCATCGCATCCGGGTCGCTACCCGGTAGAAAGCCAAAGGAAGTTTCTTTTGCCATGTCTAATTCCTAACGGCGGCGAATGTGAGCGAGACCACCTCTAGCAAGACCGCCATAATCTTCTTCTTCAAAGTTGTAGCCTTCCCCAGGGGTGCCGGATGCAGTCTTTGCCCATTCTTCCCAGTTAAATCCTCCACCTTCTCCACCTGAGAAAAGGTCTTTAAATCCAGAAAGTACGCTACCAATTAGCTTGTCTCCGGCTGATCCGCCCTTGATTCCGCCAATCGTAGAAAGAACGCCAAGGATGTTAGAAAGCGGGGAGGTCTGATACATCCCTGCCTTTGGCCCCACAAACTTTTCGGTTTGGGTTGTCGGAACTTGGAAGCCGCGCATCAAGGCGGCGGCATCGGTAGCGGTCTTCATTGGAAAGTCCAACTTAGCCTGCTCATAAGCCTGCTTCTCAGCACCGGCTTTGGATAGGGCTCCTGCCCCGGTCAGCCCTAAAGACTGCTCCATTTCAGCTAGTTTTCCCTGCACCTGAGCCGCCTGGTTCTGAAGGTTTAATTCATCCATGGCCGCCTTCAGAGCGTTTCCGTAGCCCTGAGATAAGGCACCGTATTGCTGACCCATCAGGTTGCGCTGCATATCGGCTAAGGTCTGCCCTGTAGCCCCGGCGTACCGTGAGCTTCCTAGGTCACCGCGACCAACAAAGGCACCCTTTAGGGACGGCAGAACCGATCGTTGGATATTTTGCTCTTGGAGCCGAGCCATCTCATCAACGACCTGCTTTTGATACGGGTCCATGAGAGCGGCAATACGGGATGGATCAAGGCCGGCCGCAGCCTTTCCTGCTGTTGCCGTAGCTGCCGAAAGACCGGGTTTATATGCCCCGGCAGCACCTTCTACTTGGCCATAACCAAGGGTTTGGAGTGGGTCATACCCTGCAATTCCTTGTTCTGCGGTACGCCCCATGCCTGTTTTGGCGGCGTCCGATAGGCTTTGGAGGTAACTAGTGTAGTAATCAGGCGCAGTATCGGTTCTAGTTGTCGTCTGCGTGATATCGGGTAACGGAGCACCTTGGGTAATTGCCATGCTTATCTCCTAGCCTTTCGGGAGGGTTTTTTCAGATAGTCCAACGGGTTTGCCTTTGCCTCAGGAGGCAGGTCTTTCGGTTTAGCCGATCGGTGATAAGCCCGTATGGAGTGCATCATGTCGTATAGTTTGTCTGATCCAGCCTTTGTAGAACCGTTCCCAAGGGCGGCCACGACATCGGCAGGGATCACAAACTCCCCGTCTGCGAGCATTGCAGGGATGCTGTCAGATTGACCATCTCCCGGCCCCGTCACCGCGTCACCCTGACGGAAGTCTACCCTTGTCTTGCCTGAATGCGCTACCAAGGGTACGCCTCCGCCGGCATACCGACCGTATCGGGTAAGACCGCCACCTGCCATTAGAGGAGCGGCTAAACCGCCGCGCTTAGCAGCCATCTCATCTTCAAACTGAGACAAGCCGGTTCCGGTGGCACCGAATGGGCCAAACAGACTATCAAGGTCTGTCTGCATCCCATAGGTAAAGTAATTGGGCATCGTTTCTTCCTTCGTATCTTCTTGGTCTTGTAATTGCATGGACGGCGCTTGAGCCATAAAGTCAGGGTGAAGCATATCTCCTGATTCCACCTCTTGGAAGAATGGATCAAGAGAGCCGACAAACTTGCGTTGTTCAGCCGCGCTTGTAATGAACGGGTCTTTAAACTTTGGCCCATCGTCAGGGAAAATTGTAGGTGCAGCCAATAAACTTAAACCAAGCGCCGGTGACGGCTGGGTTTTTGTTGGCGTTTTCTTGGTCGGCGTTGTCTTGGTCTTGGTATCAGGTTCTGTAGGTTCTACCGGATCAGGCGTATCAATATCCGGCTCTTTCCAATCCGGTGGAACAACCGTCGTCTTGGTGTCAATAACCTCGCCTGTGCTCGTGTCAATAACTGTGGTTGTCTGAATATTATTATTTGGGTCAGTAACTACCTTTGTTTCAGTACTTGAGTTGTTATCAGTCTTGGTCTCTGTGACAACATTTGTGCTGTTATCAATCTGAGTTGTTGTCTGGGTGTTGGTATTCGGGTCTGTATTAGTCTGAGTGACGGTATTTGTGTCAGTATTGACCGTCGTTTCAGTAGTTACATTTGTCTCAGCATTTGTTGTTGTCTGAGTGGTTGTATTTGTATTGGTATCAGTCGTTGTGGTTGTCTTTGTGTCATTCTTTGTGTCTGTAACAACCTGCGTGTTGACACCTGTATTGTTATTTGTCGTTGTTTCAGTAGTCGTGTTTGTGGCCGCGTCAGTAGTTGTCTGAGTTGTAGCCCCGGTAGTAGCGTCCGTCGATGTAGTGGCTCCGGTCTTTGTGTCCGTAGTCGTATCAGCAACCTGCGTTGTGTCAGCAGCTTGAGTTGTATCAGTAGCCGCTCCAAACTTACCCAAACTTGACAGATCACCTACGGTAATTGGCTGACCCTGCGCATTGGTTCCGATAGAGACATCAGGTGCAATATACTCAATATTTCCTAAGCCGGTTACAGAGCTACCCAAGTAGTCGCCTAAGGTAACCGCGTTTCCAAACTTATCAGCACCGACTGTAATATTCACATTCGGAATATTTAGATCACCGTAATTGTTGATGTTCGTAATAATCTGCTCAGCAACTGCCGTGTTTGCTACGCTCTCAGCCTGCTGAGTGTTCATTCCAGAAGCCGTCAAGGTTGAAACAATTTCTATGCTTGCCTGCTTCAGATCTGCCCCTGGCTGCATGGCCGTGTTGACCGTGTTAATGAGGGTCTGAGCTTGCTCAGGATTGGAAACCGATGCAGAGATCATTTCGCCTGTAGCGGGCTTATTGCCTGCAACCTCCACAACCGTGGCAACCGTTCCGGATACATTTCCTGCAACCGCAGGGTCAAGCACCGCTGAAGTCAGCACCTGATTCATGTCAACCTGACCGGTAGCAAAGTAACTTCCAACGGCAGCAGCACCGCCGCCTTCAGCGCTCTCAGTTACAACTTCTTTGCCTACTGTTTTGCCGACCTCTTTGGCGCTTTGTTTAACGCCTGTCTGTGCGACACCCTCAACAAGATCTCCGGCTCGTTTAATTAAGGGCATCTCTGCTACAGGCCCAAGAACAAACGCAAGTGCTCCGGCGGCTCCCGCTGACTTTTGAGCGGCAGCGTGTGCATCTGCCTCGCTCATTCCGGCATCAAGAGCCTGTTTCTTGGTGTCGTTGTAGTTTGCTCCTGCCGCCTCAACAAGGTTAGTAACCGCGTTAACGCCGTAGGCTATGATTTTTGGGGCTCTTGCAATTATTGAAACAACCGCTCCAACAACACTTGGAGCTTCTTCCACTAACTCGCTTGCACCAAGGGTTAACAAAGCAGATGGGTTTTTAATAATTCCGTCTGCTAACGCTTTTAACTTTCCAGTTAATCCTTCAGCCTCACTAATCCTGCTAACAAACTCTTTTTCTTGGTTTACAAGGTATTCGCCAACTTGCTGATTTCCAAGTTCTTTTAGATCCGAAGCAATTTGAATTAACGGTGAGTTTTTGTCGATTACATTAATCGCCTGGAGCGTACCTGCGGTAAAGTCAACAATTCCGCCAACGCCTCGAGTGGCCAAACCAACCGTCTTGACCACGGGGTCAATAATCTGCTTACTAATCTTGTCATCAACAATGATATATTCGCCACCAAGACCGGCTGACTTCAAGAATGGATCAAAGGTGCCGTAAGTTTGAGCCTGATCCAATCCCGACAAATCAATTTGAGACTGAGCATCAGCCATTGATTTGGTGTCGTAATTTGTATATGTCTTGGTTGCCGTCTTAGCCGCAATTGCCGCATCAGAAGCCGCAGCAAGAACAGGATTTTCCTCACGGGTGTCTGTTGAGTATGACTTACCATTCCATTCAAAGGTCTGCCCTGGGCCAAGCCTTTCACGGGCAACTTTATAAGCATCATTAAAACTAGACTGAGAGGCAATCTCTTGATTAGCAACTTGTCGATCTACATCTTGAGCGGATGCGCTTAAAGCGTAGGTTGTGCCTCCGAAGGTAAAACTAGAATAACCTTTAGATGCGGCAAGATTAGCGGCTTCTTCCGGTGTGTTCGCTTCAGTATTGCTAATATTTAAGACATTTCGCTCAGTTGTAGCTTTAGTTGCGTCGCCAAAGCCACCAAACTCATCTACCGTAGTCTTTGAGGCTGTCAGGACACTATTGGCGGCATTCAGCGCCTCTTCGTCGGTTGCGCCCTTGTTCTTGGCGTCCACAAAGGTATCTACCGCTAACTGATCAAGACCGGTAAATGTGTCTTCTGCGCTTACATCGTCAGCCTTGACGGTCAGATCGTTGCCACCACCGCCTACGGTGGTGTCCAACATATCACCAACCGCGTCCGTAGCCGTTCCGGTGACAGAAGTGTTTAGAGACGCAACCTGAGTGTTTTTGACGCTATCAGCAATCTTGGTTGCAACATTCTGATCGGTAATATTGTTTGCCGCATTTGTAACCTTATTAAGGTTCATAGCCGCATCAGCAATCAAAATAGGGTTGCCTGACTGAATTGCCGTAATTACTTTGGTCGCTGCGCCTGCCGTAACTAGGTCAGGACTATTTGACATCGTCCCGGCAATCGTTAGCGCACCACTCCAATTTTGGTTGTTGATGGCATCGGCTAGCTTTATGCCGTTTCCAACATCTTTAAGACTAATGTCTCCGGCAATTTTTATATCGCCGGCTGCTTTGGCAACATCTGCGTTGGATACAAGAGCGCTTACTAATTGAACGGCGTCACCGTTTTTAGCAGCGTTTGCTACCTGAAGAGCCGTCGCTACATTGTTAAACCCGCCCACTCCCGCAAGATTAGCCAACCCATTTAAGACATCACCGTTCTTAATGGCGATACCCGCTTGGATTGCTTTAGCAAAAACAGCAAGTTGCGGGACAAACGATGCCATGGTCAAAATCGCCCCGACCTTGTCCATATCGCTTGTGCTTGAGTAATAGGCCGCAAACTCAGGCTTACCCGTTGTCGGGTTCATGATCAACCGATACCGAGTCGAATCAGGGCCGGTATAGGTCACACCGATATCAAAAGATAGCCCTTCGGTTACCTGATTGGAAGCATTGATCAGTTGATCGCCAGAATAAAGAGTTCGACCTGTAAGGATGTCTTCTGCAATCTTTCGGACATTATCGCCTTCCGATCCTTGAGTGCTTTCCGTGCGAATTCTTGCCGCTTCTTCTGGCGTCAGAATTCGAGTCATGGTTCCTTCAGGATTATTCGGGTCTTGCACCGAAGTCCCGTAAGTTCCCGTTGGCCTTCCTTGATCGTCAAGAATCTCAAAGACCTCTAGATCTTCTTTTTGCTCTTTGATATTGAGCTGACTTAGGTCAGTAACGCCCATATTGAGCAGGTTACGAGCCATATCCAAAACGACCTGCTGCCCGACCGTAGGTTCTGCACCAAGAATCTTGGTAGCTTCATCAAAGTCAAAGCCAACGCTTTGCCCGGATGTTGAAAACACACCACCAGCAAGGCTTGTAATGTTTGGCCCAATTTGAGCTGCTAGGCTTAGAAGTTGGTTTTTGTCGTAAGACTTGCCCTGATAGTCATAAACAAGGTCTTTTGGATCGGTCGTCTTTGCAGTCGTTGTGGTAGCAGTTTGGGTTCCTCCTGGCAACGCACCCTGTTGTGACATATCGGTCGTTGCTGTGGTTAATGCTCCTGATGTATCAGCAGCCTTGGTTTCTGCTCCGGTTGTAGCCCCTGTAACCACATCTTGGGCGGTTGCCGTTACGGTATCTGCGCTACCTCCCGGCAATGCTCCGGTAATTGCGGTATCTGCTACCGTTACAGTATCCGTTTTGCCTCCGGGTAATGCGCCGGTGGTTTGCTTGGTAGTTTGCTCAGTTGTTAACGAAGAGTCAGAGACTTGATTTAATGCAGATATTTGAGAATCAATACCTTCTTGAAACTGATCAATGTTAGAAGCAGGCGTTGTGTTTGCCGTATTAGCAATATTGGCGGCATTCATGTCTTGGCTAGTCGGCGCAAAAACATCAATACCGGCATCTTCGTAATCACGAAACTCTCTCATTCTGTTAGGTCTGAAGCCTAAGAAAGAGTTTTGATAAATATCGTCTTCAAACGCCATGATTACGCTACCCGCGGGTTGATCATTGATAACAGTTCCTGAGCCCAATCAAACCAATTATTGAATTCATCGGTTGCCGGGATAGCCTCATTCGTAAAGACATCAATAGCTTTCAATCCGTTGCCCCACAACTTCCAATCCGTAAGTGGCCCCGGAATTTCAATCTGTTGCCCTGCATACTGCTCGCACATAAGCGCTGCCCAAGACTCAAAAGTATGGAATCTTGGGTCATAAATAAACGGTTGACCGCTAGCAGGGGTAAGTGGAGTCGTCATGAATATCCTCTGACATCACCAATATCTGCGTTAAGGATCACACGACCAAGCTGATAGTCGCCACCGACCGTGTTGGAGATGAATTTCAGCCTCAACTCCCGGCGTTGTTCCTTCATATCAATCTTTCCCGTGTTGGGGTCAAAATAGTAAGGATCAGATGCCTTGTCATCGATCTGAGCATAGGGGCGACCTGTAACGATCAGGCTCATCTGCCCGTGCTGAATAAAGTCAGGCTCCACCCGCTCAAGTCTTAACCAACGGTTTGCGCCCTCCATCGTCGGCTGAGCAGGACCACCGGCTACCCACCCAAGATCTGAGGTTTCAAAGTAGGACTCAATTGCCGTGACATTTTGGCCATTGATGGCATCTACCCCAACCTCGTGCTGATAGATCTCAATCCGGTCAGCAGGGGTGCTAAAGGTCAATTCAGCAGTATCAGAAGCCGTGGGAGCGTTAGACAGGGTCAAAACCATGACATATAGGTCATCTACCGGCACCGAAAAGCCTGACCCGGTACCCCCTAGGTTGGTATTGCTTGCAGATAGAACATCCCCGACCTGATAGGCCGCACCCGGATCAACGATCAAGACATCCGTAACCGCACCACCTGAGACCGTTATATCGGCCGTAGCACCCGCTCCTAAGCCTCCGGTGAGGGGAACATCGGGGTAAGTGCCATCGCCGTACAGAGAGCCGCCTGTGATCGTATCTAGCCCCTTTATACCGCTAGATTGGATGGCGTCCACGGTCGTGTTAGCAGGGATGTCGGTTCCGGTAACCACGCAATTAAGGACAATCTCGCCGTAGTAGGTATTCAATAGGATCTTATTGAACCCGCTTGTATAGGTCATCGACTGCTCTAAAAGCACCTCTTGGGGAAGCGTTTCCCAATCGGCAGCAATTGGGTAAGCAAACACCTGAGAGAAGTAGCCTGCGGATCGGCGAGCTCCTAAAGCGATGCCGGCGTCATACCAGGTGTTCTCACGGATGTTATAGATGATGGCGTCATTACACTCAGTTGAGCTTCCGCGGGGGTAGAACCACCAAATCTCACCGAATCGAGGAACCTTGGTTGCCCATACCTTTTGACGCTGGTTGTAGTTCAGATTGTCAAAAAAGTAGTTCTGATTCATCTGATTGGGGATTTCTTTCACCACCCCGTTATACAGAAGGAATCTATCGACACCGCACCAATAATAGACGCCATCATACTCAATGACGGACTGCGATGAAAGTATTGAGGTCTGGGAGGAAATGATGTCGTACCGCCAGAAGGTCGGCGGGGCAAAGTTTCCTGTTCCGGCAACACCTAAGGACTGAGGAGCATAAGATACCCGGATGAGGGAGTCGAGCGACCAAAAGAGCCCTGAAGGAGAGTTAGAACCGCCGCGAACCGGCAGACCCTGAACGATCTTTCCGGTGGCCACATTGGTTTCATTGGCATCGGCCGACACCCAATCCTGAGCATTTCCTGCTGAACAGTTTCTAATCAGGCCATTGTTTCCGTAGACGAACACATACGGATGCAGGGAAACCACGCCTCCGGACACCTCAACATTATTGTTAAAGGTTGCCGTAACGGTTGCTGATGCCGTGGCATTATTGGACATCGTAACCGTAGTGCTTGAGACAGAGACTACGGTAGTGTTTGCAGGTATTCCCGTTCCGGTGATTGTCTGACCCGCTCCGATAAGGATATTGCTTGCCGCTAAAGTGACTGTCGGAAGTCCGTTTGTAGTCGTTACGGAGTCCGTAAACACCCCAATTTGGGACATGGTCGTGCCGTTAATGTCTCCAATCAAAACCGGGGTGTTGGTCGTGTTATCAATTGCGGCAAGGTTTTGGCCGGGATGGGCTAGTAAGGAATTTACCCCCGCACCCGCAACATCATAAAAGCCATCAAACTGCCAAAGATTTAATGGGGAGGCAGTAAAGTTGGACAGGGTGAGAGTTGTGTATCCGGCACCAACACCATTGTCATCAATGATGAGCTCTTGTAGGCCGTCTGAGTAGCCTGAAAAGATGTAATTAAAAGCGTTTTGAGGATTTAGCCAAATCCCTCTTGAAGGCCCGCTTAGGTCGTTTGAAATGACCCGGTACCCACCTACCTTACGCGGGCGACCACGCTGAAACCTGACCCAACGGCCATCGTTGTAATACTGCTTATCGAAGACAGTGCCGTCGCGTTGAATCCCCGCTAGGGTATCAAGGGCAAAGACCTTTTGCGTCATTAGAACGTCCCGCCAAGAACGCCACCGCTAAAGGTTCCCGTGCCTGTAACGGATATTCCGCTTGCCGTGACATTTAGGCGTTGAGCCCCTAATACGGTGACCGCAAACTGGCCTGCACCTGGCCTGTAAACACCCGTGTTTTGTTCGCTTGCAAAAGAAAGGCTTGGTGCGCCAACCGAACCATCAGATAGTTGAGGGTTCACAATACCAGCCGCAACAGTAGCGGCATTAAACAGGTTTACAGAGTCACAGAGCAGGATTGCCTGTTGATTAGAAGGAACCGTAGCAACCCCAGACCCTGAGATGCCGGTGGTAAAGGTGATGTCAAAGTTTGAGCCCGTACCATCCGTTTGGTTGGTAATGTAGTAAACCTGAATGGTCTGCGGAAGCTCTACCGTCACATTGCCTGACAGGGTTCCGGTGTACTTTTGGATGACGTTGGAAGCCTCAGCAGGGGTCAAAGTGACCGTTCCTGAAGTCACCGCCTTGGTTAACTGAGTGAAGTTAAATTCAGTAGATCGACCAATACCAACGGTAAAAAATGCCGAACCTGAGCAAATTACGAAGCATGAGTCATCTGGCTGAAGGTCTATGGCCGCAGCAGAGTCAATTAGTTGACCGCCTGACGGTGTAATAGAAAGGGTTCCGGTGCCGTTGTTTCGCACCAAAACAAACCAATTGTCGCCAAGAGTGGTTCCTGAAGTCAGGGTTAGGGTTCCGGCACCCCCCGTCCAAACGACCGTCTGTGCTCGATTGGCTACACCGACAGTTGTGTTAGCCGAAATTGTATTGACCGGGTGAGATTGATTTAAGGTGTTGCCAACCGCCAAGAGTCCGTACCCGGCAAGAGTTGCGGCGTCCACATTTGAGGTTCCTACACCAAAAGCGATGACACCCCAAGTACCCGCCTCATCAGGGTTGGTCTCAATATAAATGTACTTAGCCTCACCTGCGGCTACAGAAACAATTGTATTGCCATCATAGTCGGTTACCGTGAAGGTAGTCGCACCAACATTTCGGATCAGAGCATCTTGACCTACAGAAGCCTGATTAGCAGGCGGCATCTCAAGGAGAAGACCTCCTGCGAGCGCTACGACCTCCATGATCCGAGCGGCATAGTCGTCCGTGGCGTTTCCGTTAATTGGCCACTCAAGCTGAGTATTGGCCGACAGGGCGATCGCCCTGTAAGAAACATCGGTCGGTTGGATTACATTACCGGTAAAAGGTGAGTTGTAGCTCATTGTGAATCCAATACAGTAGCTTGACGATCTGCGATCCGGGTAACGTCTTCAGCCTTCAAGGTATTGATGATCTTGTCGTACTGAGCCTGCCACATCGGGGTGCGGTCATCGTTTTTAAGGAAAGGCATGGCCTGCAACAGAGTCCCGTACAGGAGCGCCTGGGGTGCGTAAATCGTGAACCAATTGGTCTGATTTGAGGAATCTAGGGGCTGAATCCGCTCATAGTAGAGCACCTCAAAGGTATAGGCAGACGCCGGGGTCGGAGCTACCAACCAATGGGTATAGTCATAGTCACAATAAAATTTGGGGACATCCGTTTGAGTAGCATCAGGCCAATACTCCCGAAGGTACTCATACTTGCGAAGCAGGACAGGCTGACGCTCACCGGCCACGACCACATTCATGGAGACCGTCTTATGCCACCGGGCGGGCTTGTCGATGACCGGTTGGGTCGCCACCATCGTGCTCTGCTGAACCGTCAGATTGCCCAAAAACTTGATTTCTGAGGCAATAACCTGCTCAGCCAACATGATGAAGGTTGGGATCTTGTCTAGGGTGGCTTGGTCGGTTCGCTCTAGGTAAGACGAAATATCGTCCACCAAAGAGTTATAAGTCATGACGGCGGCGGTTGGCATTACCACTTCCCTTTCTTAGCCTTGGCTCCAGCCATATTAGCCACCAAGGATGGGTACTTAGTCCCTGTCTTTTTTGCAAACGCTTTTGCTGCCCGTTTTTGGTTTGGGCTTAGCGACTTGGGCTTTCCTAGGCTTTTTGGCCGGTCTTTTTCCCATACTTCTGCCATCTGAGCCTCCTATTTTTTTTTAAACAACGATTGAATTTTGGCCTTCAAAGAGGCAAAAAACTCTTTAATCTTGGCTACGATCTTTTTCATGTCGCACCTCCGCTTAAATAGAGTGCCCGCTCATCCTTTCGGCGGCGCACCAAACCCGGCAATTCTTTCCCGCCGGCCTTAGTCCACATCATAAATGCGTCTGCGGCATCCTGAAACTGACCCCTGTTGTGACGCATCCGAATCGAACTTCTTTGAAGGTTACCTAGACCAAAGTTGAAACTCGCGCTAACGAGTGCATCAAACCTAGACTGATTAAGCCCAGAAGGACATAGTCGGAGTACCCCTGCCTCAAACCTCGCCAAATCCTGAGCAAGAATCTGGTCAACCTCATCCATAGTGAGGGTTCGATCCCAACCCGGCGGGATGGGTAGGTTTTTACGGTCTTCAAGTTTGACTCCAATATGCGAGGGGTCAATTACATGGCCGACAGCCGTTGTCCAAAGCAAGGCAGGGCACCTGTAGGGGCGAAATCTGACCCCCTCATGGTGCTTGATCATTTCGATCGCCTTGGCTGAGGTTTTCATCGCTTCCCAAAAGCCTGCGTCCCAAACCAGAAAGCAATGATTGATGAAAAGACTATGGCTGAATCCTCATCCCACAGGATGTCCAAAGCCTGATCAAAGGGCACTCCCATGTACCAGGCATAGTAGGCACCAAAAACATTGACCGCCACCAACATCAGGAACATTCCGTAGGTGATGACCGGACGCACCGATGCTCGAAGGTTGATGATTAGTTGAGAGGCTCCTTGACCAATGGCCACATCGTGGGCGTACAGGGCTTCCCGCTCCTGAACCGCGGTCTGCATGGCTATCTGATCGGTACGAATCTCTTCCATCCGCATCTGAGCGGCGTATCCGGCCTCCAAGAGCTTTAGTTCCCGCTCTAGTTGGAGTTGAGCCAAGGACATCTCATGCGCCTTATCTGACCGATCCTGCATGAAATTGAGGATTTTGGGAAGACCGCCAGCCAAAAACGACACTAGGGTGGAAAGTAAGGTGATCATGTCAGCCCCTTGTGATTACGGTGTCATCGCCCTTATGGACGGTTACGCGGCCATTCTCAACATCGACCCGCATTGGGGCCTCTTTTTGGTCTAGGCGCTGAATGAGGTCTTTAATTACTTGGAATTCAGGCTTCTCTTCCTTGTCTTTGGTGCCGGTAATGCCTGCAATCATCGAAATTAGAGCCATGATGACACCTGAAGCCATACCAACGATCGGGGTTAGGGCTTCGGAAGTGAGCTTCATCGCTGAATAGATCACCATGCCGACCATGAGAACGATTGCCGGGATACCAATAACCCCAATGACCTTACTTGCTAGTTCTTTTGCGCTTTTTTCCATCACAACCCCCATATGAATGCGGCTAATGCAATCATCAGTATCAGGACGCCCAAGAAAACAAACGTCCAAAAGCCCATTATTTGTCTACTTTCCCGTTTAGCCTGTCAAACAACTGACCAATCATGGTTTCTATCTTGTGAAACCCATGATTCATATCGGTTTTGACATCCTTGAAAGACTCGCGCATCTCATCTTTACGGGCATAAACCTCAGGCAAGTCTCTCTCAAGACGGTGAATATCTCGACGAAGTTCTTTCACGGCGTCCCAGATCTCTCTAGCAAACCACCCAAGGGCAGCCAATAGCGAACCACCGCCAATATTGATGACCGTCTGCCATTCCATTCACTTAGACCCCGTTCAATGCGTCCTTGCGAGCCCATACCCAGGCTGCGGCTTCGGCAGGATTAAATGGAATGGTTGCCGTAAGGTCGTTAGGCTTGGCCGGATCAGGCTGTGTCCAGTTAGCGCCAACATTGGCCAGATATGTTTGAAGGTCTGCTTGGGTTGCAATGACATCAGCGTCACCCGTGTTGTCGTCCTCAGACAGGCCAATCATGACCATGTCACGGGGGGTAGGGGTAGCAGGGTCACCGACCACAAACACGCCACCCACACCCTCAGGGTGGAGACAAAGGAATGACGGGATTGTGCCGTCAGCGTTTAAACGATATTTAATGCAATGATGTGCCATCTAAAGCTCCTTGCTGGGCGTACTGCCCGTTAAATAGATAAGCCCCAAAGTGACCTAACTCACACCACGGAGCAACCCATACCGTGCCACCATGCTCACGGTAGATATGACAAAAATTGTAGTCTTCAGACAGTAGATGGTGGTCAACATTCTGAACTTTGAAGAAGTCATAAACCTTGTCTTCAGGATTGATTGTGACCCCGCCGTTCTGATACCAGCCGACATGAGGCTTTAAGTCTTCAAAGACATCCCTGCGGATCAGCATAAACCCGGTACCAACGTGCTTGACCTGAAACGGCTCATTGGGATTGGTCATCTCATGGCCATCAAGTTTGTTGATGTTAAAAACCCCCGTCAGGCGGCTTAGGTCAGGATGGTTCAGTACTGCTCCCTGACGAACCTTGTTCCAATTGATTCCCTTCATAGGAACCGCCCCGCCGATAATGCCCTTGTCTGCCTTGATCATTTTGGCTATGTCGTTAGCCACAAACTTCTGATCGGCGTCAATAAACATCAGGTGGGTAGCGTCTTCCATCTGTAGGAAGTGATGGGCGATAGTGTTGCGCCCGCGCTGAATCAGGGACTCATTACCAAGGAAAATACAGGTCATCCTGATGCCGTATTGCAGGCAAGCCTCCTTGAGAGCTAGTAGCGACTGAACGTATTCAGTACACATTTGACCCCCATAAGCAGGTGTTCCGATGACTAGGTGCATCAGGCAGCCTTTTCCTCAGGCGGAGGAGCTTCCTCCAAGAGAGGCGTGTTGGTCAGGCTTGACCGATCAAAGATGGAGAATCCGCGACGCTTAGCAAACTGCTCAGGGTCTTTTTCCCACTTGTCAGCGCAAGCCTCAAGCCAGCGCATGGTCATCTCATGGGTGGGCGCCTGCCCTTGGGAGATCAGTTGATTCTCCATGTTCAGGTAGGCAAATACCTCTGCCTGTGCCTGGGCCGCATTGATGCCAAGATCGAACAGATAGATCAGGTTGCCCTCATCAATCATGCCGTTACGGGATCGAGCCGCATTTAAAGCCTGCTTCATACAGGTCATAATGTGGTAGCGGGCTTCTTCCTTCTCATAGTCCTCTTCCGTAATCTCATTCTTGCCGACCTTTTCAAGCAGTTGCTTGTGCTGGTTGACCATGAAATTCATCTTACGGAGCGCACCGTTGACATGGTTCTGGGTGCCTTCTAGATGGCCCTCAAGCTCAAGAATCTCAATCTCAAGAAGTTCTTTGTCAAACGCATCCAAGGGTTCCTTGGGGTTCTCCAAGGCGTCCTTTTTCTTCTTCAGCTCAACCTGCTTCTTACGCATATTGATATAGGCTTCCTGAAGCGCGGAGCGGGTACGGTCAATCTCAGCCAAGGTGTGCTTGATCGAACGGATCGGGGTGATAGCGGTCACATCCAAAGTCACCTGCATGAACTGGCTATGGGACTTATGGAAGTTGCTAGTGTCCTGCTGAACGGCAGGCAACCGATCCTGAATGTTTTTAAGCATCAGGTTGTACTCTGGTTTTTTGACGACTAGAGCAGACTGCATATTGCTGAGGATTAGATCGTTAGACAATGTAAATCTCCTTTTATAGTTTGAATTTTTATAGACCACCATTAGCGTTTGAACAGCTTGCAACGCCTGTGGTTTCCGTTGCCATATCACCAAAGTCAACAGCGTCTCCGGTCGATGCGATGGTCACATAGTCAATGACATTAGAGCGACCAAGACCTGCGGCAAAGACCCCCCTTGTTGATGAGGAGGAACCGGTTACCTGCCTTCTTGCTAACGTTAAGTCTCCAAAATCTGTGGAGTCGCTAGCAGAAGCAATGGTTATGTAACTAATTACGTTTTGTGCTGTTCCTGTTGATCCGCCAGCAAACAGACCTCTTGTTGCAGATGAACAGGCCGCAAGTTCATTTGTGTTTGCCGTAAGATCGCCAAAATCGGTTGCATTGCCGGTCGAAGCAATTGTCACATAGTCAATTGTGTTGACCCTAACTGTGGTAAATCCACCCCCCCAAACCCCAACTGTAGGTGATGAACACGATGCAAGCTCGGTTCGTGCAACCGTAAGATCACCAAAGTCCGTAGCGTTTCCGGCGCTTGCAATTGTGACATATTGGATTACATTGCTTACCGCAAGACCGCCAGCAAAAACACCGCGGGTAGATGAGCCACAACCTGCATTCTGGCTTGTAATGGTCGTTAGGTCGCCAAAGTCTGTGGTCAAACCAAAGGTTGAAAACTCTATGTACTCAATAACATTGGTGTTGGGAGAGTTTCCTCCTGCAACCACTCCGCGAGTGCTTGATGCCAATCCTCCAGACCGATCCCTTGCAAACAAGCACTGGCCAAACATTGGGGAATTACCAGTTGTCGCAATGTTAATATATTGGATTGATGCCTGAGCGCCTCCTGCACTTGTGTTTCCACCAAATAGCAACATCATTCCAGAACTCGTTGGCGTGGATTGAACTGCGTCAGCCCCAGATGAACATCCAGCAAGTCCAGATCGAGCTACCGTCAAATCACCAAAATCCGTAGCGTTACCTAAAGATGCAATGGTGATGTACTGAATTACATTGGTGACAGCAGAAGTGTTTGCTGAATATCCCCCTGCGAATACGCCACGAGTGGATGACGCACAGGCAGCCATAGCCTCTACAGGCTCAATTAAGTCACCAAAATCAGTTGAATTTCCTGTGGTAGCTATGGTGACATACTGCATTGTGTTATCGCCACCAGCAGCACTACTTGCAAAAACGGCTCTGGTTTCTGACGCCACACCTTGGCCAGTAGCACTATTTGGACTTACCGCTAAATCACCAAAATCAATTGCGTTTCCGGTCGAGGCAATCGTAATGTATTGAATAACGTTAGTGAATACCGTGGTGTATCCGCCGGCAAACAATGCCCTAGTTGATGATGACGCACCCGCCAAAACATAATTAGCAGCTAATAAATCCCCAAAATCAATTGCATTGCCTGTGGATGGGATGGTGATATAGTCAATAACGTTTAAAACAACTGTTGTAAAACCACCAGCAAACACCCCCCTAATTGCATTCGATGCGGCAGTTAAACTGTATTTTGATTGACTTAAATTTCCAAAAAGTGAAGTGTTTCCAAGCGTTGCAAATGCAGAATAAGACATATTGTTTTGTCTAGTTCCGGCACCACTAATTCCTGCCCCCCAAACCGCACGAGTGGACGAGGAGCAACTTGCTAATCTGTCTCTAGCTCCATTCAAATCTCCATAATCTGTGGCGTTTCCAACTGAAGTAATAACTATCTTATCTATTGTATTTGTTGCTGTTCCTGTTGATCCGCCACCAAACAACCCAATCGGCGTAGCATTTCCTGCAATCGGCCACAGCCCCTGCTTCAGCCAATACGCTACTTGGTCTAGTGTCCATACACCGGGAGCTGCTCCGTCTTGATAGGGGCCAGCGGGGTCTACGGGAACGGGTCGTATGTAGCCACCAGGCCAATCTTTTTGAGCCATTATTGAACTCCCCCGTTAGTGTTTGAGCAGGCCGCAAGATAGAATCTTCTAGTGGTTAAATCACCAAAATCCGTAGCGTTTCCTGTGGACGCAATCGTGATGTAATTAATGACGTTTGACATTGATCCGCCACTATCTGCGCCAATAGCAAACGCTCCGCGAACAGTTGAAGAGCAACCTGCTCCTAAATAGCCTGCAATCGTCAAATCACCAAAATCTGTTGAATTTCCGGTCGATGCAATCGTGATGTATTGAATGACGTTTGTAATGGTAAACGAAGGAGATGGTCCTTGACCTCCAGCAAAAACGCCTCGAGTTGATGACGAACATCCTGCTAGACCACCTAGAGATGATAATAAATCCCCAAAATCGGTAGCATCTCCAGTAGATGCTATTGTTACATATTGAATGACATTTACTGCTGGAAAGGTTCCGCCAGCAAACACGCCAGTAACCGAAGATGAACATCCGGCAATATTGTATTTAGAGACTATTAAGTCTCCAAAGTCTGTGGCGTCACCAACAGAGGCAATGGTTATGTAATCAATAATATTAACTGCTGCGCTACTTGTTTGGCTAAACCCGCCTCCAAACAATCCCCTAGTTGTTGAATTACATGAACCAGCACCACCCCTTTTGTCTGTTAGATCGCCAAAATCAGTGGAGTTGCCTGCGGATGCAATGGTGACATATTGAATTACATTAGTTCTTGCAGCGCCATCATAACCACCCCCAAATACTCCTCTAGTGGTTGATGCACATCCTGATACTTCATACATACCAACAGTTAGATCGCCAAAGTCTGTTGCGTTTCCAGTCGTTGAGATAATTATGTAATCAATGACGTTTAATGTATCGCCAGCGTCATTTCTTCCGCCAGCAAATAATCCATAAGGCGTAATGTCTGGAGTTACGCTTCCGCTTACCCCCGCAGGACCGTACTGAACCCCGTTGGTTGCGTCCACCGCAAAGGTATAAGCGGTTCCGTTGCTAAGTCCAGTAACCGTAATTGGCGAGGATGCCCCTGTTACTACAATGTTGCCGGGGCTTGATGTAACTCGATAGCCCGTAATCCCAGGAGGAACTCCGGTAAATGTTGGAGCCGTAAATGTAACCGTCGCCTGAGTATCCCCGGCGGTGGCGGATACGCTAGTTGGTGCGCCTGGACCCTGCGGCCAGTTTTGAGTTGCGTAGGCTTGATATTGCGCTGGTAACGACCAAACCCCAGAATAATTAGGCATGATCTGCCCCCTTACTCAGGCTGAACCGGCCACTGCACATTCCAAGGAAAGCCTGCCTGAGCTGGCACATCCCGCAGCGCCTGACGGTATACCTCCCAAACTCCCGGAATGTTCTCATTACGCTCTAAATGCTTGATCACGATCCAGTCTGTGCTTTTCAGCTTCTCATCCCGAGTCTGGCGAACCGACTTAGCCTGCTCCGCATCCTTCATAGCCTTATAAGCAGCTTCTTGTTCGGCGGCGGTAGCCTCTGCGGTGTTCACGAAGATCGGGCCAAGCACATACTTGGTGTACCACTTGCCGTCTGACTGCTGCTCAACGCCCTGGCGCATGGAGTACTGATAGACCGTACCGCCGGTAGCTTGTGGGCCTTCAAAGACCACATCAGCGCCGAACCGGTCTAGCGTAGCTGCATCTAGGTCGCCAAAGTTCAGGTCGGTCTTCTCTTTCATATACCGGCGCCATTCGCTATCGAACATTACTTGACCGGTTTCACGAATACGAATTTCCATTTGTTACTCCTAGGCTATTGCCAAAAATATGTAGGTTCCGCCGTTTGCGTTAATCGCGGCTGGCGCGGTACTACTAATCTCAAATCCGGCGCTGTAAGTGTCAACGTAGTCGGTGTTGGTGACTTCTGCGTCGGTGCTATTCAAGAGCAGGTATGGGTCGTTACCTGCCACAATTCCACGAGCCGAATCCCATACATACCAACTAGCAGAAGCGTCTGTGCGTTTAATAAGCACAAACCTTGCTCCACCAGTAAACCCACAGTTGATCTGTAGTGTTGTGCCAGTCCCTGTGTATGAACCTACCTTGCTGACTCCGGAACAGGAGGCGAACAGATAAGAAACAAATGTTGCGCCGCTTTCGTTTATTTCTGCGTCGGACGCAACTGTAAAAGTAGAAGAAGTTGGAGATACATCAGCACTATCGTTTCCAAAGTAAAACTTTGTCAATGATGCAGACTTGAATTCGTTTGACGCATTTAGCATCAAAACTCTCATTGATGGTTGATACAAAGTGTTCCACGGCCCTGTTGATGAGCGTTTTTTCACAATTACAAGTTCAGGAACAACACCAAGATTATGACTAATTGCCGTTCCTGCCGTTCCATTCCCCGTATAGCAGACTTCATCAAAGAACCCAGGCGCACGGGTAAAAATATAGTCAACATACGTAGCACTACCGTTATTCATTGACCCTGCACCAGCAATTCCATACGATAAATTATTAAATGCGTTAATACCTGTTGCAGTTTGAGTGGATTCAGCGTCTGTTGTATCTGTAAACAATGCCTTTGCAACGCCACGAAGTCGGTCATAGAAAAAATGACTAGCACTACCAAGACCACCTGACCGCCAGTTTTGCAATACACCATCTGGGCGAACGGTGGTTGTGACCGTTGCTGCTGCACCAGTACCGCTTCTTGCAAGTGGCTCAAACACGCTCGTCCCAGTCGTAGGAGTCTTCATCGGGCCACGGCGAATGGCGATGTAGATGTAGG